TCACGGCATATGTTCAAGAACTTGGCTCCGCAGTTCAAGCAACAAGCTCTGCACTACACCGCTAGTGACGAAGCCACCCTAGCCAAGTTCATTGATCCTAACCAAACCAAGTACAATATCCTTGTGGCTGATGAAACCAGCATCAAGGAAGGCTTCAATCTGCAGATGTGCTCTCGCATGATCCGTGTACAAACACTGTGGTCACCGGGCGCACACGAACAAGCTATGTCACGTATCTTCCGTCCTGACCCGCGTGGCGTCTACAACCGCGATCAGGTTCACTTGGATTGGTTGGTAGCCGTTGGTCCTGATGGTGAAGCCCCGACCGTTGACACAGCTAAGACTGCTCGCCTCATCACCAAGATGATCGAGAAAAACAAGTTCGATGAAGCCAACAACGAAGAGTGGAAGGAAGTCGCTGAAGAGTTCGAGGGGCTTGAGCCTCTGCGTATGAACCTCGACCTTATCCGAGCGATCCCGTACACCGAGCTACTGCCTTACTTCTCTAAGTACAAGGCTCTACTCGATTGGGAAACCAAACAGTTCGATAAGAAGCGTGAGAAACTGCGCCTGCAAATCAGCAAGCGCCTTGGCCGTTCTATTACCAAGAACGAAGTCAAGAAGTATGCCATGCGGATCATCGACGAACACGTCGAGATCGAAGGCTCATCACACTTCTATACGCCACTGGTCTTCGGTGCGCGTATGCACGACCCATACGAGCTAAAGTTGGAATCACTGGCGTCAATTCTAGCAGATGATGATGACGAAGGTGATGCCGACGTTAAGGTTCAAAAAGAACAGGAGTGCATGACCGAGTTTGGTCCTGGCTTCATCGTCAGTATGACTGCGAAGACTGTTAAGGTCAACGTTCTCGGTCTAGGTGTTGTATCATTGCCGAAGGGCGTGGTCTTCGTGCCGAGCACAGAGGTTGACCCTAATGAAAAAGGCGCCGATCCGCAACGTGGGGTCAAACGTCTAGCCAACCTCATCAACCAAGGTGGCCTGCAAGGTCTGCCGACGGTTAAGCGCGGTGGCATCATTCAGGCTCCTCCTAACCCGAAGAAACTGCGACTTGATGAAGGTCCAGGCAAGGTCATCTTCAAGAAGCGAGTGCTTGACGGCACAGTGCCAACGGATGACGATGACGAGGAAGAAGAAAAACCGAAGAAGAAGGGTGCTCAAACCAAGGGCGAAGGCGTTTACATCTGGGCTTCACTCATCAACAACATGCCTGCTCTAGTGCGGTATGGTGACAAGAACGACACCGTTGAAGATGAAGTGTTCACCAAGGTAGCACGTCCGCGTGCGTGGACTACAATCCCTGCAACCTTGTTCATGCATGTTCCATCCTATAAGGCGATGGAAGAGTTCGTTGAGGCAATGGACGATAAGTTCGACCTGAGCCCCAATCGCCGTAAGTTCTTGCTCGACTTTGCCAAGCGGTTCCGCCAAAGCAAAGGCCGGCTCCAGCATAACGGCTACGTCGATATGCAAGGTGTTAAGAACATAGCCTATGCTACCCGACGGATCGCACGCCTACCGGCACCGGGCGGTGAGATTCCCATTGATCCAATGACTGTGGTGTGGGATGAGGACATTTATGTAGCCTTTGACCTTCGTGACCTTCGCCGTAATCCAGCGGTGGAACGTTGGTTGCGCAAAATCAAAACCAAGATTCCTCGCCTTGGTGACATTGAGGTCCATGAGAAGTCGCTGGTTAAATTCTTCAAGGGCAAGAATGAGGCTCGTAAAGAGCTGAAATTCATGGACGAAATGTTCACGGTTCCCAACATCGATGACGAACTCGAAGCCATTGATGACATGCAAATCCATGTAGGCAAGGGACCAGCGCAGACGTCTGAAAAGCCAAAGGCTAAGGAAGAAGAGAGAGTAATACCCAAGAACATACCTACCCCGTCGAAGCCAGATGGAAAGGACAAAATCACCCCGACTAAACGTCCTGGCGCGGCGAAACCTAAACCGAAGGCATCGGCTAAGTCATCAGGATCATCATCGTCCCGATCCTCGCCAACGCCAGCAGCACCGCAGCAGAAGCCCAAGCCCAGAAAAGCAGTTAGCTTGGACAAGTTGGGGCCGAAAGGCCGCAGCAAAAACAAGAAAGGTTGATAGTAGCGATGATTAGGAGAATTAGAGGGAGAAACGTTCGTCCCAATCAGTCCATCCCTCGCCGGATCGACGATGAAGAAAATCCAGAAATGGGTCTTGTGCAAAAGGCATTGCAGCGTCAAGGCTTTCTAGATAGTGAGCACAACACCAACAAGTGGGATGAAAAAACTCAATGGGCTTGGGAAGAAGCATGTTCACACCATGCCGACTCTAGGCACCTGATCGGTACTCGTCCAGGTAAGGTGAACGCCCCAACTTGGCTGGCCGAAGAGATCGCTGTCATCGAGGAAGTCAAGCCCGAAGAAGTCATAGTCGAAGTGCCGATTGTCACTACGTCTAACCCTGACATTGTGCCGATGGACCCCGAAGTCGAACAGGCTGAGATCGATCGGGCTATTAACCAAAGTTCGTCGTCCAACTTCGATTACGTGCCGCCGGTTGAGGAAGCACCGCCCGAAGTGATCCCTGAGATTCCGCCAATCGTCGATGAGTCGGAGTTTGAGGTGCCGGATAACGAGGCAGTTGAAGACGCATTTACGGCTGAGCCACGAGTCGATCTTCAACTACCGGCTTCAATGGATGGTGAAAACAGCGACTCTAATTCGCTGATTGAAGACGATGAGCCGTCAATCAACTTCGATGCGCCGGAGCCTGAAATCAGCACCGAAAGCATCGGCAAGCCGGACATCACCAACTAAAACACCGTCTAACCACACTGTTGATCTGAAAGGGGTTGCTCTCGCGGGCAGCCCCTTTTTATTTGTGGATTTGGTAAAGGGTAGTAGTGAATTTTGAGTAGGTAGATGAAGCCAAGTTCGTTTCGAAGAGTATCGTTGAAGTCGGGTGTATCGAAGGAGACCCCACGCTTTCGACTAAACCTTCCTGTCTATAAATCAAACAACAAGGACGGCCCTAAGCTACTCGTGGTCTTTGACCGGGTGGCTACCTTCGACATTAAGGGCCGTAGTCTGCTCACCAATGGCGTCGATGAAACTGATTTGTTCTGGCGCATTATGCGGCTGGCGTGCAAGGACGCTGGCATCATACCTAGTGTCATCAACACGATCAACTTCCATGAGTTTCGTATTGGCAAGCTAGAGCACAACATGGCTCGGGCAGCTGAGATCGATTTCGTTGAGCGCGTGCGTGAGGACATCAAACACCTTCAACCCGACATAGTCTTGTTGCTAGGTAGCGACACGGCTGAAAATATCCTGCCAACCGATGTCTATAACGGCAACCACGTTAAGGGCTTTGGTCGAGTAATCGAGTACAAAGACGTTCGCTACCTGTGGACGCTTTCGATGTACGAGCTACGTCGTGAGGTTCAAACCAAGCAAGGGGGTCTAATCAACGCGGCAGGCATTGTGATCGATCACATCTCACAATTGCTACAGCAAGAGAGTCGCTATACCGTTGACCCAAGCAAGTGGAAGTTCAAGTACGTTAACACACTTGAGAAGCTAGAGAAGGCGCTCAATTACCTAGCTAGCAAACCAAGTATCGCCATCGATACAGAAACGGCGTCACTTGCACGAGTGACCAACCGACTGTTGTCTATACAGATGGGTTCGGCCACCAAACAATATTTCATTCCAATCGATCACCCGCTTGAGCCAATCTGGAAAGACGATCGGCACCAGCAGATGATCCGCAACTTCTTGAAGAAGGCCAAGCACAAATACCATATCATGCACTCTTCCAAGTTTGACTTGACTCAGATCAAGGAAGGCTTCGAGATAGAGTTTTATCACACCCCGGTCTATGACACGATGGGTGGGGAGTACGCGCTAGAGGAGAACCGTAAGTTCCTACAGAAAGGCATGGGCATGAACCCGTACCGACTGGAACAACTCGGCTGGCGCTATGGCTGTTATGAGTATGACAAGCTAGACGTAGGCAAGAAGGAACGAGCCCGTCTTATTGATACGGCCCCAAGGAAGTTTATGCCTTACGGCTGTATCGACGTAGCTCTGCCTTACGCAGTCCACACGTTTCAGAAACGAGAGGCTAAGCGTCTCGGCTCTGACAAATTCATGCTGTATAACCTGGAGGTGTTGAGCCCAACCAACCACGTCTTCTCGACGATGGAAGGTAATGGGCACTTGATCGATCGGACCCACCTAGTCAACATCATGCGTCCGGGTGGCGAGTTTGACAACGTGCTACGCCGCACCCGCAACAAGTATAAGAAATCGAAGGCGGCGCGCAAGGTCAACAAGATGCTGTTGGCTGAAAGCGGCGAGCCAGAAGGTAGTCTGTTTGGTGACAAGGGCGACCGTTGGGCGTTCTCAATCAACAAGAGTCACCACAAGCAACTGCTGTTCTTCAACGCTCTCGGCCTAGAACCTCTAGGTGAGGAAGGTCAAAACGGCTACTCAGTAGACAAGGCTTTCCAAAACAAGTACAAGGATGTCAAGGAAGTCAAGTGGCTCAACGCCTTGCAGAAGTACGGCCACCTGAACAACAACTACGTCAAGACTACATGGCGACGACTGAATAACGAAGCTGATGCTCTGCACGATGGAAGGATTCGGGCCAGCTACGATTTCATCACCGTTCTAACCAATCGATCTAGTTCTAGCAACCCGAACTTCCAGAACATCCCATCGCGCGGCGAACTGGCGAAGCTAATCAAGCGCCTGTTCATCTGCCGCAACGGCTTCATCTTCGTCAAGGTTGACTACTCAGCCCACGAAGTCCGCAATTGGGCCAACGTTGCTAGAGATGCTGCACTCGGTCAACGCTTCATGTTGGCTTGGGAGTTACGTCGCAAGTATCGCCTCGCTGTAGCCAAGGAAGCTATCGAAGAACTGCGTGAAGAGCTCAAGAAAAAGGGTGACATTCACATTCAGAACGTCAAGTTCTTCTTCGGCAAGTGGGTCGATAAGGAAGATCCACTGCGCTATCAGATTAAGGCCATCGTGTTCGGCGTTATTTATGGCAAGGGTGCAAATTCACTGGCGCGCGAACTCGGCATTGAGAGAAACGAAGCTCAAGATTTGATCGACAAACTGTTCGAGGGTTTCCCAGAGGGCGGCAAGTACATCAAACAAACGCAAGCTGAGACAGCCAAGAAGTTCCACTTGGTTACCCCGTTTGGCTTCACTCGTCACTTGTGGGGTTACCTGGACAACGACAGCGGTATCAATGCGGCAATGGACCGCCGTGGTCCGAACTCGGAGATTCAGGGCGTCTCATCTAACATGGGCTATATCGCTGGCCGCGAATGTCAGATCATGGTCAACGATCTGTTCGGTGAAGGTAAGTTCAAGCTGCAACAGAACAACATGGTTCACGACTCAGGTGAGTATGAGACCAAGTTGGCCGAGTTGCCGATTTCTACCTATCTGATCGAGCACGCCATGACCACGCGCGTACATAAGAAGTGCCGTGAAACGTTTGGTTGGACCCTGGCTGCTGACTTGGAGTGCGAGTTTGAAATTGGCGGTTCCCTAGCCTCCCTCAGTGGTTGGGATATGCGTTACGATACGCTGATGCCGATTGCAGAGAACTCAGTCAAGTGGATGAAGGACGAACTTGGTTACGAGATCAACGAGAAACGCGAGTTCAAGAAGCTAGCCCACAACATCGAAGTGATCGGTGATCTGCGCCGCACTGAATTGAAGCGACTCAAGAACAAGGAAGGCCCAGCAGAGGAAATGCTGCTGACTAAGAAGATGTGCAAGGAGTTGATGCTATGAGTGACGATCAAAAAGATGCGATTACAGTAGCCGATCTCAACAAGGATTTCAAAGATAAGGTGGCTCAAGCCAAGGCCATGCGGATCTGTGAGAACTGTGATGCCTGGAACCGAACGGCAGTACCGCAGAAAGATCCAAGCACCGGGACTGAATCTTTGCTGGTCAAGGACGAAGGTGAATGTCGATCTAGGTCACCAGTAGTCTGCGCATCAACTGGATTAAGCAACACCGCCAATGGTGTGTGGCCGGTGACACACAAGAACGGTTGGTGTCGGGAGTTCCGTATGCTTGATGAACTTCGTATTATTGGACGTGTTAGAGCACGAGACAATCAATGAGTGTGTTCGGTTCTTTTTGTTTACGGCTCGTGGACTATTACTTGGATCGAGAAGTCCCATCGATGACCAAGTATTTCTTCAACATCCCTGAATGGCCGTGGCTATTTGGATCGCTAGCTGGTGGGCAAGCGGTGTTGCATCATTTCCACCAAGGTGACCCGCAGCCTGACACTTTCCATAGCCACGAATTTGATTTCTGGACCTTTCCGCTGACTACCTATCGAGAACGGGTACTAGACATTAATACCGGCCGGATTGGTCACGTTATTGTGCAAGCCTTTCGTCTACACAAGCGCAAGGGCAGTATCCTACATCAGGTAGAAGGCCGCTGGTATGCAGGCGATCACAGCACTGGAGTGGTCAACAAGTACGAGGATTTCTGGACGATAGTGGTCAACAAGCGCAAGGAACGCAACTTTGACATTGCTACCTTCGAGCATCCAGACGATCTAACCTACGCCGAATTTGTCGCCAAGAGACCACGCGCTAGCCCCAAGCCGCACTGGCAAAACACCGTTATCTATTTCAAGGACGGATCAATTCGTGAGGTTGGCAAGCTGTTTCCTGATAACAAAGGTCCAGCGGTGCAAGCTGAACATTATCCGCAAGGAGATCAACAATGAGTGATGATTCCGAATATTTCGCTGAGATCGCGCGTAACATGCGTAAGATTGCCAAGCGCGAAAGCCGAAGCCTTGGTGACCATGCCCTCGATGAAAGGATTCAAGCTGAGAAAACTGAGCAGCTTGCCAGGGACATTGATGGGTTGGAAAAGGCTTTAGAGTCAGCCCCTAGCCCTGACAAGGGGGTCGAATCTAGTGAGCTTGTTGACCCGTCTAAACTACCCGTACAGAGGCATGTAGGCTACATAGACCCCGATACTTTGCAACCCGCAATCAACCCGCAACTGGTAAATCAAGGCAGCACTAGAAGAACTAGCCAACACCTACTTCTACCTTACTTCTAAACACAGGGTTACAATGAAATCGTACGTTGAGATAGAGTCAAAGCCGTTTGAAAGTGAACTCACTCTTATCAAGAAGGTGGTGTCATCGACTGAGTTCCTGACGATCACGGCTGATGGCAAAGACGTGTGGCTGTTCGCCCAAAGTGGTGCAAGTCGGATCATGCTTCGCAGTGCGGCCAAGTGCAAAGGCAAGCTGGAGTTCACGGCTAACCTGTTGTCTCTGAGCGGGTTCATCAAAGGCCGTAAGATTTTGCGGGTAGGACTCGATGGTGACAGTGGCCGATTTGAAGCGCCTGGGACTTCGTACCGAGGTCAATTCAGCCTGTCGTCTTTTGACTTCGAGAAACCGATCGAGGACTCAGTCAAGAAGAGCGGTGAAGCGATCACGACCACAGTACGGCAAGCCTTGATCGATCATCTGAGTGCGGTGGCTATCTCACCGCAGTACGATGACTACAACATCCCATTCATTGTCAACGTCAAGAACGACGTGATGCAAGTGATGGGTGTGGACCGGCACCACTTGGCAGTTAGTGAAGTCAAGTTGGAGAAGGCGGCGAAAAAGCCGGTTACCATTCTTCTGCCAATGAAACTGGCGGAGGTAGTGCAATCGGCGGCGAAGAATTTTAAGGGCCTCAAGTTTGCGGTCGAAGGCAACATCCTGTACTTTTGGTCGGACAGCATCGAAGCCTGTATGCCGATGGTGGAATACGGTTTTCAAGCATCACCGAAAGAAGTGATGGAGCTCTTCAAAACCGGCAAGCACGTCGCCACATTCAAAGCTGAAGACTTGAAGCGCATCACTGAGAACTTGCTGGCGGTCGAAGAAGAAGGCGTCACGGTCAAGGTCAAACTTGGCAAGTCAGCGTTGACAATAGGCATTGATTCCAAGTTCGGTTCGGTGTCGGAAGAGTTGGAAGCTACGATTATCAAAGGTGGAGCTGGCAAAACTGCCAAATTGAACCCACGCACGTTGATGGATGTAATCAACTTGGCGGGCGGTGAAATCGACATGCTCTTCGACGGTGACAAAAGTGTAACCCGTATTGTCTTCGTGTCAAAGAATAAGAAGACCGAAGCAACCAAGAAGTATCTGGTGGCAGGATATGGCTAATGAAGCTAGTTGATCTGCAAGAGCGCATCGACAGCAACCTATCCATAGTCAATAGCTTTCAGCTTGGCTACTTCTATGACGTGGGCTCAATGTTTGATGGACCCAAACACAGCTACGCTCTAATGCGTACTAGTCAAGTGTTGACACGCGGCGATTTGGAGTTGAAGCCAAGTGAGGTTGAAGGACTGATTGATCGCTACTTCCTCCTATCTAGCGGTATCGACTTTGGTTCACTGTGGGTGCTACCGTTCAAACAGAGCACGATCACCCCGCATTTCATTCGCACTATACGAAAGGATCGGAGCATAGAAGACTTGCGGCTGCTATCGCAAGACAAAGTAACCACAACGTTAACAGCAGAATCGGTTGAGGTAGTCATGGCAAATGGTTTCTCAATTGTGAATGTCGGCATGAACTAAGATGAGGCTAACTCCGACTAGGAAAAAAGAAGTCCAAAAGCGCTTCCTTTCTTATGTACGCAAAACAAGAGGGTGTTGGTTTTGGGTAGGTGGAGGTGAAGTCTACGGACATTTCAGCTTCGTTGACAGTGATGGTAAGCAATGTCAGATAACCGCCCATCGTGCTTCATACGTCTTGTTCAAAGGACGACTACCAAAGAACAAAGACAAGGGAAAGACGTGTATATGTGTGCTCCATACTTGTGACACACCAAAATGCGTGAAGCCGGATCACTTGTTCAAAGGTACTCATGCGAGTAACGTTGAGGACAAGGTTAATAAGAAACGACAAACCTGGGGTGAGAAAAATCCTAGAGCGGAATTAACAGTTGCACAAGTTGCTTGGATCAGGAAGCATTATGTTCCTCACCACCCAGGTAAATATAGCGGGAAGGCTATCGCAAAGAAGTTCAACGTAGCTCGATCAACGATCTCTTACATTGTCAACGATCAACACTGGACTATAGGAATGAATTAAATGGCACAAGGTACATACTTCGTCTATCAAAACGAACCTGGACAACCCGGTGTTCGCAATCACGAAGAAGCCATCTATCAGAACAAGTCTTATGCCGCCGCCGTGCAATGGTGTAAGAAGAACGGTGGCTATGGCCTGTATGCAATCAAGTATCCAAATGGCGAATGGCACAAGTGGGGTGAGGCTAACTAATGAATAGAGATACAACGTTTACCGGCATCATTGCGGTTGGAGTGCTTATCGTTGCACTGCTGTCTAGTTCGGTTATTGTCAACTACGTCAGTGTGGACCATGTGACCGCAACGGTGCATCGTGAACCAGAACGTGAGTGCAGAACAAGTGGTTCCGATGGTAGTGTGTCTACCGAGTGCTCATGGAAGATCTACACCGAGAACGAAGTTTTCGAGGACGTAGACAATATGTGGTTCTTCAAATTCAACTCGGCTGACATAGCCAATCGCATCCGTAATGGTGAAACCTATTGCTTCAAAGTGAATGGATACCGACTTCCGTTCCTGTCGTGGTTCCGCAACATCATCACGGTTAAACCGGGGGCGTGCCCAACGTGACCGTAAAGAACGTTTCGTTCCTTCGTCGGGCTAAAGAAGACGAGCACGTTATTCGGCTGCTGAAAAAGGCATCGTCGAAGAACTTGCCTGACACCAGAGCTTTGGTCAAGGAGATTGAGTCAACACACGCGGCTCGCCTTGACCGAAGTCTCACAGCCAGTGAACTATTGCAATCGGCGTCGCGCCATTTGGTGGAGGTATCTCTGTCAAATGGTTCGCGCCGTAGTCGCTTGGTGGAGATCAAGCTGCATGTGTTTCGTTGGTCGAGCATACTTGAGGCGGCTTTTGAAGAAACTGCCGATCACTTGAAAGACGAGTACAAGGGTCTGCTCAAGGAAATGCGAACGGCGGCTGAGCGTGATGGAGCAATTCGTCGTGTACTAGCTCCGGTACTCAAAGTAACCAAACGCCTTGAGGCGGTGATTGAATCCGCTGACATGGCAATCGATGACATTGACCAAGCTGCTTGGCGTGTTAAAGCAGTCATCGAAGCCTTGAATCTTGTTAAACAGGAAAATGACTCTGGTCCAAGAACAAAATCCCGTTATAGCGATGACTAAAGAAATCTGGAAAGACATAGTAGGATACAAAAATCTCTATCAAGTATCCAATCTTGGTCGAGTGCGAAGCCTGACTAGAAAGATACGCAAAAGAAATATGTGGGGCACTTGGACAACGTGTATCCATAAAGGAAAACTTTTGTGCCAGACTCCTGGCGATAAAGATTATCCAATGGTTTCACTGAGTAAGAAAGGCCACGTTACCAATAGAAGTGTGTATGGCTTGGTGATAAAAACGTTTCGAGGACCATGCCCTAAGGGATTAGAAGTTAGACATTTGGATGGGGACCGTGCAAATTCTAAATTGTCTAATCTAAAGTATGGTACACACAAAGAAAACTGTGAAGACACACAACGTCATGGACGAGCCAACAAGGGATCGAGAAATGGTGTTGCGAAACTTGATGAAAAGATTGTAGCTTACGCGCGTAGGACTTACAAACGTAATCATCCTACTCGTAGTATTTCCGCTATGGCTCGTAAATTTAACGTGAGTCAGTCTGCTATGCATTTGGCGGTGAAAGGTAAAAAATGGCAACACGTTGGAAGGTGCGTGCGATGATCGATGCACTAGAACTGGTCAAGGAAGATGTCAATAGCAAAGGTAGATAGAATGACCACACCTAGAAAAATCAAGTTCCCAGACTTCACAGGCGAAGCTAACCTTAACTTCCTCGCCAAAGTCAAGGAAGACCACGCCAACATTGTTTTCTTCTCAGTACCCGCAATCGACATTACGTCCATTGCCGATGCCTTGTCGAAAGCAGAAGGTGAAGAACGTAAACATCTAGGCAAGACCGTACTCGCAGTTGCGGCCAAAGATCGTGAGGCATTGTCTGGCAAAGAGTTCGACAACTTCTTCGACCGTTACTCAATGGTCAAGTTGCTGGAAGCTGGTATGATCGGAATGCTCTTCGGTACGCCCGTGATCTGTGACGATCACCTACCAGAAGCCGATCGGTTCATCAAAGAAACATCGATCCTGCTGGTGGAGTACGAGTAATGAGTGAGCATCAACAGAAGTCACAGTTTCCCGGCTGGTGGTATAAGATTCCATTTTTCGTAGGGTCGATCCTACTCATCACGTTCGTCGCCGTTCCTTATGGTTTGAGTCAGATCAATCAACAGGAAGTGTGCTTCCGATCCACGCCAATTGAAACACCGACAACTACAGCCCCGGTTGAAGACGATCACTTCCCTGGAGGTCCAATCACGAATGATTGACGGGGTAAGAAGATCAGTAGCCCGCGCACTCAACGTACAGGAAGACTACGTGCTTCCTAAACCTGATCTGGGCAAGTACGCATTTGAAGTAGTCCATATGGAGAGTTCAATGACCAACAAAGATAGACCGTTCGTAGAGAACGGTGATGCTATTCCCGCCACCGATGAAGCCAAGCCTATTGAAGAGGTGAAGCCAGAAACGGACAACCCAAAGGGAGATCGAGAGGAAGACGCTGATGGAAAACCAGAAACCACCTAACGCCAACCTCCACTACATCGGTTCGCTAGGTGAGATCCAACTGACTGAGGACGACGTGACCGAAGCGTTGAAGATGCTACTCGACAAGCGAGACATCAAATTCGACACACCCGGCGGCGTCAAGATTCAACTTCACCTTGACACATCTGGCGACGATGACATTCCGTTCGATGGTATTGTCCTCAGCAAGAAGTGGAAGTTCTGATGAGCCTGTTGTTCTACGAGCTTATCACACCGCGAAACCGTCCTCAGTTCTGGCGAGTAGCAACTGCTGATGACGACTTCCTCGAATCCTTTGATACAGAGGAGAAGGCTCGTGAATACTGCCGACGACACAACCAACGCTACGAGTATCGAGACACCTTTGCTTGTGCGCTCAGAGACGGTCGAGTACCCGGTATCGAAATCAAGGGAATGGACCCAGGAACAGACCGAGGTAGTCAAGCGGCTAGAACGGACAGCACTGGAACTACTGACAGTGTATCCGGGCCTGAAACTCAGCGACCTAACAGCGATCCAAAGACTGATGGAGCCGAACGGGGCTAACGGTCCATTGCCCGAGTATATCACTGATTTTGAAATTATCAAGCTCGGTGATCCGACGTTCAAGGTGTGCCTGAGTATTCTCGAACTCAGCAACATCTGGCAGTACGATGAAATCTATGCCGTGTGGAGAAGAGCAGATGGTGATTGGTAGTCTACAACCTGAACACTGTGTCTTTTGCGGTCGAACGCACTACATCGGTGACGCACGTGGTCCAGGCACTTGCCCTACGGACGTCGAAATCGAAATCGAAAATCGATTGGACGTGCCACTAAAACGCAATGACGATGAACCACCACCGGAGATCAAATGATCTACGAATTGTTCATCATCCTCGTTGTCGTGTGGCTGATCGCCTGTCTAGCGTTTGAGTTACTATACTGTTGGTGGAGAATGCGGGGCATCGACAGTGGTTTGGTCTTTGATTTCCGCTACTTTTGGAAGGAGTATTGGCAACTCGTATTCATGCCCATCACGATCCCAATCTACTATTTCTTCGTCCATGGTAAGGACGATCAACCCAAGGAGTAAAGCATGTCGAATCTATCTGAACTCATCAAGGGCGATATGTCGCCAGAACAATTCGTCACCAAGTCGGCGGCGGACATCAAGAAGGACTTGAAGTTCCTCAACAAGTTCCCAGGTGCGAAGGAATGGCTGCTGCGGACGCTGCAAGCTGCACTGGTCGCTAGCGGTCTTTCCGGCACCGTCGCCGCAATCATCATCGGTGGAATCAGTATGTTGCTTGACGATACTCCAGCAACACCGGCAGCAGGCGGCGGTGGGGTCACACCTCCACGCTAATGGCTGTCTACGTTGACAACGCTTTCATTCCCTACGGGCGGATGAAGATGTCCCATCTTTGGGCTGACACTGAGATTGAACTCCTGAAAATGGTGGACAAAATCGGTGTCAGCCGTCGGTGGATTCAAAAGCCACCCAAGGCATCTTGGGTTCATTTTGACATTGCCATGAGCAAGCGAGAGCTAGCTATCAAGTATGGTGCGATCCCAATGGATAAGTTCGCACCAGCGGAGTTCGTGGCTCGTCAACGTGGCAACAAACGGATGTTGAAGTTGGTAAAAAGGTCACGTAAGTTACGCGGCTTACGCAAAGATGGACAACTCACATGACCCTTGTTTCTGAAGATGATTTTGAAAGCAAGTACCACGCCATCAATATACCTATGCTCTATAAGTCTCTGCGCTCTTACTTTGCCAGCCTTCCCCTTACTGTGAGTATGCCTGCTGCACGAAGAGCAATGAACGCTGTTTTGACTGCTCGTTTGAGTTGGTGGTTGTCGAAAGCAAGACCGTATCTAGGCACACCACTGCGAGATCAATTGCTGACCAAATTGGTTGATGAACTTTGGAATAGGTTTCAATTAGAGTCAGCAATTAACCTATATGGTATCGAGTGGAAATGGGTTTGGGGCGATAGCGTTAACTCTCCTGCTCGTCAACAGACCAAGCAAATTTACATGGAGCTATACATTAGGGATAAAGCCTCCGTCGAAAGAACTCTATTACAGTTTCGGTCAGCTACCACGGCTGAACTAGAGACTATATGGACGAAAATGAGGGAAAAAGAGTTCGATAGCACGGACATATTTGCTGAGCTAAATAAAGAGGACTAGGTGCAGAAAGTTCTAATCATCACCAACCAGAATCGCGCGGCGATCACAGGCATTGGTGTCTATACTGAAACAGTGAAGCATGGCTTCGAAGAGATAGGCTACACGGTCGATACCAAAGACTACACGGAAATGCTCGACCGATCGAATGAGATGTACCGTCGCGCCGAAGCTGGTCTTATTCACGCTGCTCACGCTTTCAAGCACTTCACAATTCTTCCCTGGTTAAAGGAACGGCTGCGCGACTACGATCTAATCGTGGTCAACCAGCCGGTTTTTCTGCCGATGGAGTTCTACACGTTCAATTACACTCTGAACAAACGCATGATCCACGTCATCCACGACGTTGGCTTCATCGATATGCAGTGGGGTAAGGATCGTGTGGTTGGCGCACGCGAATTGCTCACTCGTGAAGACTTTGAGGGGCTGTTTGCCGGTACTCGGTTGAAGGAGCGAGTGCTTGACCATAAGAACTCTATGATGCAGTTGGCTCCAAAGCAAGAAGGCATCGTCAACAATCTGACCGACTTCGACGTGATGAATTGGGTCATTACTACTCTGTCAGGTGGTATCCTCGGCAACATAGTTTGTCCTACCAATACTGTGCGGACGTTGCTTAATAACTTGGCCTACCGCTTCAACATGGACAACACTCGCATCACCAAGCTCTGGAACCCATGCCCGGTTGAGCTTCCATCGAAGATCACTGAGCCGAATGAAAACCTAGTGTTGGCGAGTCTGACGTGGGCCAAGCACGATCTGCAACAGCTTATCAATTGGCTCAAGGAAGATGTACACGCTCGCTTGCATGTGTTCGCAGACTACAGCAATCAAGCCATGCTGAAAGTGTTGATCGACGCTACTCCTTCGGTAAAGGAAAGGGTGAAGGTTGAGACCGCGTTGTCGCGTGAGAACTACTTGTACGCGGTGAGCACCTTACGTCCAAGCATCAGCTACCATCCGGTGGCGATCTTTGAGACGTTTGGCTATCACTTGCTTGAGATGGCTGCCGCTGGCGTGCGAACCATCGTACCTAAGATGGAAGGCGGCTTGCAGGAGATCGCTAGAGAGTTGGGTCATACCATCGACCTGAATGGAAGTGTCGATGCGTTGAAAGACCCACGCGAGGTTTTCCGCACCCCTAAAGACTACGTAAGAAAACTACTGGATATGGTGTACCCATGAAGACGTTTGAGTTCGAGCATATCTATTCATCGAATGGCTTGTACCGCCTGTTCTACGGTGGCCTACCGATGGATAAACACCTTGAGGCATGGACTGCGGTTCGCACGGTTGAAGAGTTCGTGCATCACGGTAACTATCCGGTGCCGAAAGAAGGGTTCCAATTCCTTGAGATCATGTCGGGTGCAGGATCGCAGCACGAAGGCTATTTCCGCCAGCACGCAACCTTCCCAATCAAGTCTTACTACAAGAATGAGCTTCGCAAGTACGGTGGTATGGTCTTTCCAGACGTGATGATCGGCGACGCTGAATCATTGAAGACCGACATAACCTTCGATATGATCTTCGCCTTCTTCTACCCGTTACCACAAATTATGGACAACAACTGGAACCATTCGCGCCCCAAGATGCAGCGTGTGTTCAGCAACATGGCGCGGCTGCTAAAGACAGGTGGTGGTTTCTACTTTGATATTGCCCCGGATGGGTATCGTATCGGCTTTGAAGATCTGATCGACTACCATGAGTCGGAGTGTATGCAAGAACTGGTGATCCCGTATCAGCATCCGCTGCGTGACGAACTCGGGCTAAAATCACACAGCTACGTCTACGTCAACGTTGATCGAGAGTTCACCTACGATCGGATTGGTTGCTGCGCGGTCACCAAGTTCGATGAGATGCAGTTCTACGAGGACGGTAAGTTGGCGGTGACGGTGGACGTTGAACGCCCATGGACACAACGGTTTTGGTCTGAAACTGAAATCATCGATATTGCCAAAGAGGCAGGCTTCATAGACTTCATGTTCTTTCGCTCGGAAGATCAAGCCGACGAAGCTGACCTAGACTTGCTACCGAACAAGCAAGCTACCGCTAAGAAGGCCAAGCACCTGATGCCGACCCATATCATTGCGAGAGTATAATGGCTGACGCAGAGGTTTTCAAACGCACTCGATCCGTTAAGGGTAAGACCCTTTACGAGTCAGCACTAGATTTTGGTGCAGTGATTGACGGCAAGTCGTCCAAGGAAGGCAAGACCTGGGATTGGGTGATCCCTAATCCACGAGCGGTGTTTGAACCTGGGTCGGTTCACATGTCCAAAACCACGAGCCAACAATTGCGTAAGAACAAATGGTTCGTTATGCTTAACGTCAATAACCTAGACGCTGCGCAATTTGGTCGAGTGGTTGAGACCTGTGCTACGATCAAACGCAAAGAAGAAGACACAGAAGATGGTTACGATCTCATTGACTGGTTGGACGAACCTACCCAAAACGCCTATCGAGAACTTTACGATCAGCTACGAGCCTATAGTATTGAAGTTTTGGACCCCAAGGAGAAGCTAGTCGGTGGACTTTTTGGGTTGGTCCTGCCCAATTATCTGACTATCGAAAGCATGTTCACTATCGAAAGCGGATCAAGTAAAGCTGCATTGCTATACCTCGAACAGTTGTGTTTGGAGATAGGCATTGAAGCCATTGACGCACAGGACTACTACGAACACCTAGCCTCGCTAGGGGCCAAACGTCTTACGGCCAAACAATTTGAAGCTGAGCGGAAACGATATAGCCCTGTCCCATCTGAATTCTTTAGTTGCGGTGAACGCATGATGACTTCGGCATTGGTAGTGGCAAGAAAGAAGGACTCCCGTGAACAGAGCGTATAACATCGGCTTCGTCAGTCACATGCTGGCATCTGTCGGCTTACAAGAACAACTTCTGAAAGAAGGGCATAAGGTCACTGCCTTTATCGCAGGGATCAATCGCTACGAACTGAAAGACAGTTCGGGGTTGAGGTTCTTGTACCCGCGTACCTACAAGATCGCGAACGAAGGCCGCAAGTATCGAGGCTTGTCTAAGTCACTACACACGCAAGTGCTGGAAGACCTACGTGCTTTCGTCAAGGGTAAGGACTTCATCGTTTGCGATTACAACGGCAAACAGATGGGCATGGTGGCTGACTACTTGCGTTCGATCCATCCTTTCGTGATTGGACCAACTACATTCACCAACAAGCTGGAACTCGACAGAGCTTTTGGTAAGGTGTTGGCCGAAGCCCACGGCTTTGCTCTGAACCACGAAGGCGTATTCGTTAAAACGATCGAGGACGCTCGCAAGCTATTAAAGAAGCACCCGACCAAGAACTTCTTGCTCAAGGGCACCTGGGACACAGTGCTGCCACCGAACCGCGCCGACTGCCAAGACTTCCTCGAACAGGATTACTTCAACTTCTTCCGGCGGGAGAAGGGTGTGTTCATGGAAGAACAAATCGTTGGCGGCGAAGAGTTCAGCTACGATTGTTGGTTCGATGGTCAGAGGTTCTGGCAGTTCTGTTTCATCAATCGTGAGTACAAGGGCGTTAACAATGAGAATCGTGGCGGCGTATTCTCAGGTGAATCTGGAACCGCAGGCCAGCTTGTGCCGTTCGATCAGCTACCCTATCGCGTAAGAAGTTTCTTCGAGAGCATTACCCAAGACTTGAAGGACAGCGAGTATCGTGGCTTCTTCGGCATCAATACGATCATGGTCGGAAACAAGCTACACTTTCTAGAGTTCACAACGCGGTTTGGTTACCCGACTGAGCATATCATCTCAACGATGGTTCACTACGCTCGCTTCTTAGCGCATATTTCAGGCTTCGAGCCAATAGAAGACGATGTAGATGTAGTAGTTAATCCTGACGCTGGCTTTAGTGTCAGCATTGGTCTGCTGCATTACGATAGCTTCGTCGGGCAAAAGGCTGGCAAGATGTTGGCCCTGGTGCATGGCCTAGACAAATTGTCCATCGTGGTACAAAAGCGCTTGTTTGATGCGGGCTACATCGACAAGAAGGGAACGGTTCGCATCGTACAGCAAGATCGAGCCGTTATCTTGACTGCTAACAATTTTAGCATAGACGATGCACGACAAGAGCTATACGATCAAGCTAGGAAAGTGTCTTGCTGGTCACATACCTACCGCGATGACGTTGGCCTAGACATCATCAACTTGATCGGGTCCGAAATAGATCTAGGCACAGTATTGAGGAAGAGTCTTGATTAACGTTACTGATGGCAAGACATGGTTGCAGCATTGGGATACTTTTTGGCCGAGAGTTGAACGGTTCATGCAGGCAGTGTCTGACCATTCAGCAACGATGGGGCCGCGAGTAGCACCACTAGAAAAAGAATGGCTGTACGCTTTCGTATCCGTGGAGATTGGTAGCCACGAATGGTCGAAAGATACGGCCATTCCCTACGTCAGCGCACCTAGTCTGATGGCTGACGGCGACTTCCTTATTCCGTTAGTGCAACACAGCACCGCCGACCGAGGCATCATCTGGACGGTACTGGCTGAATTGACTATACCTACTTGGGCGGCGGCGCAGCTAGACTTCATGCGAACTCTACATGACTTGCCTCTAGACATCATTGAGGACGGACATGGCGAATTTGTAATAAACCCACGCTACATCTGGTTTGGAAACCAATTACAAGCGATTGGCATGGAGAGTTGCTGGTACGCGCACACGAACGTAAAAGTCCAATCCTACGATCGATTTGGTGCTAGTGTTAGCGGACGAAGCGAACTACGTGCTCTAGTGCTCACCGATTTAAGCCGACGTTTGCGGGAAGACATTCCCGGTTTCGAGTGCGTGAGCAGCAACGGGGTTATGATCTCAGGCAAGCACTACCCTTTCTTGCCTGACTTCATGCTCAATCAAATTGAGATGGTGCTGCGAACGCCGTGTGAGATATGGGAGTTTCGGTCGGCTGAGAACAGATTGTTAGCGCTGGCGCTGTTTGATCGTGATGAGCGACGAAAGCTCCTGCAATACACCTATTCAATCGTGGGTCACAGCCTACACGAAGACTTTATCTTGCTCAAGGCATTACAGGAGTGCTACAACAAAAATCTCAAACTTGGATTGGGGTTGGACATAAACAACCTCAAGCGCGGAATGCAATGGAAAGCTGATTGGGTAGAGCTTCCCGGTTTAGCGTAAGGATTGACTATGAAAATTTCAAAGATGAATTGGGAGCAGATGATGTTGCTCCTAGAAGGAGTGCGCAACGCCGCTATCGTTGCTTGCTCGCTCATACTGGTGGCTATCGCTTACTATGCTTCAAGTATGGCGCACGATCTAAACGAAATCAAATTGGTCTACCTACGCATGGAATTGCGTTACTCTGCCACCGACACACCTTCACAACAACCTCTAGCCGATCCAGACAACCGACACATTGTCACTGATATGCTAGAGGAGGCGCAGTAATGCAGTACACTATTGGATTGGTTCGTCCCGCCCTAGCTTGGTTTCGTCCCGAACAAACACTGGTCGATGACTTCGTCTACCACCTGTCGCGCATGGCGGAAGTGGTGATGATTGGCGGCACCAACTTCACCGCGATTACCAACGTGGAGAGTTTCTACGATCCATCCTATCAAACCGAAAACCGGCTCAACGTTCTTCGTCAGATGGCCGAAGAAAAGAAGCATCACCAGTTCGACATGCTGTTCTTCATGGACCTGTTGTCTCCAGAAGTGCCGTCGATTGTGATGGACAATCCTGAGATTCCTTACGCCGGTATCGTCACCAGCACCACACGGATGTGGGATAAGAGCAATCGCAACGTTGTCGGTCGCTTTGAAGACAACATCATGGAAGGGGCTGATCGTATCTACGTTGCTACTCAGGCGTTGAAAGACGCACTGATGCAGCACCACATGATCGGTGGAGACAAGGTGGCTGTAGTCGGCTATCCATGTCGCGTTGACAAGGCGTTCACGGCGACGACGAAGGAAAAGATCTTGGTCATGCCGCAACGGGTTTGCGATGACAACGGTCTGCAAGTGTTGATTGATGCTGCGCGTGAGTACAATAGTCTGGCTGGCGTCACCAGTGACAACGCTAGCTATCGTCTTAGTCGTGGCCTAGACCTAGTTAGGTTTATGGCTGTCGTTCCAGGCAGTATGCTCAATAGCCGACGCAATCTACCCGATACAACCAAGCTGCCACAGAACCTGATGTTCCGGGTTGTCAAGAACAAACATGACTACTTGAGCTTTCTATCTCGCTGCCAATGGGTGTTGGGGTGGAACGATCGGGATACGATGCAGTACGAGGTCATGGAAGCAGTGTTGGCTGGAGCCACGCCAATCGTTCGTCCAACCCCGTTTACCGACGAATTGTTCCCCACGGCGCTTAAGGTAAACAGTGCTAGTGACTTGGCGCGACTGCTGTTCTTGAACAAGGCTCAGGTCAATCCTTCGGTTACCCGACCGCGAGTGTTTGACGAAGCTGAGATCAAGATGATTGCCGACTTGATGCAAGTGCTGGCAGTCAACAAGGAGCCCATAGTCAAGGAAGCGGTGATTGCAGTAACTCCAATACCACCAACACCGCCGCCTGTTGTTCCAACCGCAGCAGCAGAAGCGGTGCTACCACCACCAGCTTCCCCACCTTCGGGTCGTGATCCAGAGACATATTAACCAAATGCCAGCACCCAAAGAGATATGGAAGAAGGTCAAGGGATACCCCAATTATGAAGTCTCTAACTTGGGGAGGGTAAGATCACTGGGAACAACCGTTAATGCTATGAGAAATGGTGTTCCACTCAAGTCCTACGTAGTACCTGGACGTGTATTGAAACAAGCACGAAGTGGACCGTATCGTACTGTTTCTTTGTGCAGAGAAGCTGTAAAATATACCAAATATGTGCATGTCCTAGTGGCTAGAGCTTTCAAAGGCAAAAGGCCGAATGGTCTTGTAGTTCGTCATCTTGATGGCGTGGGAACAAACAATGTTGCGACCAACATAGAATATGGAACCTACGTTGAAAATGGCGCAGATGCTTCAAAACACGGGACGACACTACAAGGTACTCGACATCCAAAAGCTAAATTATGCAAAGATGATGTCTTGTTCATCAAACGCAAGTTCAAGCGAGGACATAGTAAATTTGGTGTTAAGGGGATGAGTGATAGATTTAATGTGTCTCCTTCTTTGATACAAAATATCATCTCTGGAAGGGCATGGTCATGGCTTCACCAAAGTTCATAATCAAAGACAAGTTATACCTACGGAGGGATCAAGTTAATCTTCGGGAGGTTAAACAACACTACCAACGTTCTATCTATGACGAAAGTGCTTGTGGAAGATGTAAAAATTTGCCTGATCGTCATAACGAACTTTGTGACCAATGCCCTGCCTTCCAGGGTGAGATCAAGCTGTGGCGTAAGGGCAATTTCAAGGGTGAAGACTACATCGCTGTCCCGTCAGGAGATCGAGTTACAGCCAAGAAGATCGGCTTTGACTTTCACCTAGCCATAGACAAGCGTGCCAATCCTCCATTCCGCAACAAGATAAAGTTCACGCGTGAGCTCTATCACGGGCAAACTATCGACGACATTAAGACTGCTAACCAAGTCAAGCTGACAGACGAATGGCTCAAGGTTAAGCATGGCATCATCGAGGCGGCACCGAGGACGGGTAAGACTGTTCTCGGTTGCTTCATCTCAGTGCAACTTGGCACCCGTACTCTGATTGTGGCCCACAAAAAGCAACTGCTGCGTCAGTTCTACCGCACCTATCGAGACTTCACCAACATGAATGATCTCAAACGGCGTGGTCGAACCGTAGTCAAGATGGTGAGTACGGTTGAAGACCTTGACACCAAGGCTGACGTAGTGCTGGTCAACTACCAGAAGTTCATCAGCAAGTATGGCCCTGGACGATTGAAGGAAGCGATCACCGGCAAGTTTGGTCTGTTGATCGTTGACGAAGCCCACATGGGTTCTGCGTCGGCGTTTGCCAAATTTATCAACGAGATCGATAGTCGCTACCGGCTTGGTCTTACGGCCACACCCGACCGCAAGGACAATCGTCAATTCATCGGCTACGCTTTGCTTGGACCGGTGACTGTGCGTTCACACACCGCGGCTCTGCTGCCTGAATTAGAGATCGTTGAAACCGGCGTCAACCCCGGTGAGGGTAAGAAGATCAACCACTGGACCTACTTCTTATCATTCATCGGTAGTGATCCAGGACGCACCAAGAGAATCGTCAAGGACGTATTCAAGGATCTGCGTGAGGGGCATGGTGGCGTCATCATTCCAGTGGAGTATCGCAAGCAACAGAACCTACTCATCCAGACGATAAACAATCAGGCTCGAATTAACAATCGCAAACGCGGTGAAGAATGGCCCGATCAGATGGCGGTGGCCTACAACGCTGACTCCGATCAAAAGAAGGTGCTGCGAGACTTTGAAAAGGGCAAACACCTAGTCGTCGTTGCGATCTCATCGATGATGAAGCAAGGCGTGGACATGAAGCGCCCCACTGTGCTGCATCAAGTAATCCCGACCTCGAATGGACCGATGTTCTATCAATTGGCCTGTCGTCCTTGCACGCCAGCCAAAGGCAAGCGCCAACCCAAGGTCAAGATCTACGTCGATGACATGCCACAGAGCATAGGTTGTCTGCGTAAGCTGTGTTGGACTGCAATCTCTCCCTACCTCGAAGGCAACAAGTATGGCAACCAACCACGCTACAAGATGAGCAAAGAAAACCGTGAACGGATGTATGCTTTGGCCTCGTCTAAGCCCTCAAGGTTTGGAGGAAAAGTGGTAAATCATCGTAAGCACCAATCAGAAGCACACACACGGCAAGTGCCACGGAGGTTTTGACAATGGTTAAGTACATAGATGGTGATGGTAAGGAAATTACCCAAGAAGAAGCAGCCGAGTTGGCTAGGCTAAGAGGTGAACGCCGTAGCGCTCAGATAAAGTTCGTAGATGAAGATGGTAATGAAATAAGCAAAGACAAGGCTATCGGGCAGATCAAACAGAATATCGAAAAGGCTAAGTTCTAAAATGAAGAAGCCTACCCGCCGTCAGCAATTGTTGGAGCAGTTCAAACGCTTCAACAAGGAACACCCAGAAGTATGGAAGCTGTTCGTGCGGTTCACCAAAGATCGTATTGCTCAAGGCTTTGAGCATTACTCATCTGATGCTATCTGCCATAGAGTACGTTGGGAAACGGATCAACCAACCTACGATAAGGATAAAGAGTTTAAGCTGAACAACAATTTCACTGCCTTCTACGCTCGTCGTTTTCACCGCAGGTATCCTGAACACGATGGGTTCTTTCGCACGCGACGACAAATATCAAAGGACACGTAGCATGAGCTACTTCAAAAAAGCTACACACGTTCGGGCTGAAACCAAAGCCGCAGAGAGGGTTGCTTTCGCAGCTAGACAGAAGGAAGAAGAATCCATCGCTGCTCAGAGGCGTCAACGTATCAGTCGCATCATCTCCGAACTCAAGCCACTCATTGCCACGGCGATTGCGTCAGCATCAGAGAACCGTTACTACAGTGTAGAGCACAATGTCAGTAAAGACGATGAGAGTTGGGAAGCGTTAAACCACATAGCTAACGAGTTGCAAGAACAGAACTATGCGTCCTCGATTGAAGAGATCGAAGTCAATCATGGCGATAGTGCTGCTCCGGCCATCTGCTATTACTACGTGCTCAAGATATCGTGGAAGGACGCCGAATGATGGATTCTAAACTGTACTACGAAGCCCATGTCACGCTTGAGCCGGTGTTGGATAATCGTCAAATAACCTTGCGTCTTATTGCTCTCAAGTATGATTTTCGGGTGGCTGACCTGTTGATGAAAAAACGGGACGTAGATACACCTACTCGTTCAAAGTACGATAGCTTCCTGACCACTCGCGACAAGAACCTCGATGCTATTCAACGCCGCGTGCGTGGTTGTGTTGAAGAATTGAAGGCTGAGGGCTTCGACGTTTGGCGTTTCAAGATTGAGGATACTATCATGGACTCGCAGCTTGAAAACTACCCTGACATGCCAGCGGTGTCTAATCCTCGTCGTCGTGATGACAAAAAACCATTCACCATCCCGCCGGAGCAAATGTGATGCAGATACTTATCAAGCGCGGTGAGTTCGTTGAGCAAGGTAAGCTCGAACACATCCAAGGTATTGGTGTAGGTGAGTTGGTATATGATACCGACAAGAAAGGTATCTATACCAATGATGGCGCCAACAACATGATCCGTATCGCCGAAGTGCTGTTGGCTCCTGAGGGTGCGGCCTACGCCCGCCTACCTGATCGACAAGAGCTGATTCCATTAGTGTTGCATATGCCAGGACTGCTTCGTAAGCACGAAAATGTCCACGTTGTCTTGCGTGGCTATGAAGTTGACGGTGTGTCGGCTCAATCTATCGACTCTATTTGGCTACACGAGCACGAGGCCACGAGCCGTTGCAAGGAGCTAGTGCTTACAATTGAGAAGGGAAGCGGCAACTGGTATGAAGTAGAGGACTATCCGCTAAGTCAGCTACCTTATGGAGAGAAGAAGGTATGACACCTAGCATCTATCTATGCGGTCCCATCGCAAACTGTACGCATGGCGAGGCGCACGACTGGCGAAACGAACTCAAGAATCTGTTCGTCAACCAAGGTGTTACTTTCATCGACCCTACCGATTGGAAGGGCAAGAATGTAGTGCAACGTGATCTGCACGCTATCGCACAATGCGATGCAATAGTGGCGAACTGTTGGAAGCCAAGCTACGGCTCAGCTATGGAAGTGGTTCTCGCTTTCAAAGCTGGTAAGTATGTGTCCTTGGTTTCGCCTCGCCCGTTGAGTCCGTGGCTACAAGCACACTGCCACGTTCACAGCCCTAACCATATCCTGGCTACGCAGCGGATCATCGGTTGGTTCTTTAAGTTCAAGGACGACGACTGATGTGGTATCACCTCTGGCGTACCTTGGTGCTCGGTTGCACGGTCGTTCGTCTGCGTATTCAATACCGACTAGAAGGCCGGTTTCGTAAGGCTAGAGTGGTCGCTAACTACGCCACCAACGCCATCAACATCTACGCTATTGAGCCCAAGCCGGTTACCATGATCCGACTTCGTTCAATCATCACCAAGGATGGCATCAGCTTCGAGGAGTTTAACGATGGCGACAAAACCTAACATGAAGGGGTCGGTGCAACCCTTCTATGGGAAGTACCCATCGGCACTACAAAACGAAATCGAAGAACTGTTCACGGCAATCGCACACGGCGATGAAGAACACCGATCCTGGCTACACAAAAAGCTCTACGAACACTTTGGCCTACCATACCCGGAGAGCAACAATGAAGCTGGATCCAGCACTGATCGAACACCTAGCTGAGAGACTGCACGGCCACTACCAGATGGCTGCCTTCATCAACTTTACAGGCCGCACCTCTTGGCGCAACGTGCCCGAAGATGAACGGGTAAAGCTAAGGGCACAGGTTGAGTATGTGTTCAACTTGATCCCCGATGGATCAGGGTGGGTTCTAACCGGCGGGCGCACGCGCGAGCTAGCCAAAAGCCTACACTTCTTTGCCTACCATCAAAGCGTGAACTTACCAACCGAACAGTGTATGGGCGAGGATGACCTTGACCTAGACTGTGACTACGGACGGGGTATGGCGAATGACCGCATCAGGTTCTTGATGCAATGCTTCCGAGATTGGAGAAAATGACATGGCGAAAGTTAAATGCAGAACGCTGACTCTGGGCTATCAGAAGCATAGCAAGAGTGAACCGTTCAAGTCAACCATCGTCATCTTCACTGACGAAATCACTGAGATCAGCAGTGTCATCAACAATGCCAGCAACATCAAGATGTCGCACGGTGGCGTTCACTTCGTCAACATACCGTTGGATGAACTGTTAGACCTGTTGAACAACAACGAAGATGCTGAGGTAAATCTTGACCATGTGCGAGACGCCGAAAAGGTGCGTGAACTGCAACCACGCAAAAGCACTTTGGATCAAAGCGTCATGGGTGCTGACGCTAACCGAGTCGAGAGCATAGGTCTTGTTGAAAAGGACGCTGCCGTCATCTCACCCGATGGTCCAGTGGGTCCGCACATTTGGAGTCCCGAACAGGTAACCAGTCTCTTCAGTCAGTCTCAGTACGAATCCTTGTTGAAGACAAGAGATGAGCACAATTGTCAAGCGATCATTATGTTCGCTGAGTACATACCGACAAACGAAGACCACACCAACTTCCCGGTTGTGCGTGGATATTGGCTTGGTGACAAGCGAGACAAGTATCCTGATGGGCAATATGGCAGTGCTTCGGTTGAAGACATTCCAGCTATCGGTCGGCCGATTAGTATGTGGCGCGGCCGCAGACCATTGTTCATGTGTGTCGCTGAGAGAGCAACCGGCGATGATCGTATTCTAACCATCAGCTATGAGGCTGACACTGCAAGTCAAGTACAGGAGCAAGCAATTGGACGTTCGTGATTTTGTGCCGATGGAGGACAACGTTCTCATTCGGCAACTCGATTCTCACAGTGGTAAGATTGGTAGTCTTATCATCCCTGAAAACTATGACCCTGAAGACACACCGAAGAAGGGCGAGGTAGTAGCCGTCGGTCCAGGCAAGAGACTCAAGGGTGGCTATCGTTGCCCTACCGACTTGGAAGTGGGTGAAGTTGTGCTCTATGGCCGCTGGTCAGGCAATGAGATTCACTTCCCCGGTGAGAACAAGCCTTATTTGTGCATGAAAGAAAGCGACGTGATTGGAGTTATCGATGGCTGATTTCTCTTACGTCGTGTATCGAGAATTGGCCATGGAGGTAATCGATGCCGTTGACAACGATCTACCAGGGGCCAACAAGTTCAGCAAACTCTTGAAGCGGTTAAGGAAAGAACGAGTTGACTATCTCTATGCACAACTCACTACCTTTCCGTCAGCACTGGAAACGTTAGCTCGTATCTGTGAAGGCAAAGTTGGCCCGACACCGCTTGCGGTCAAGCTACAAGACATGAAACTGATTGAACCTGTGGGGAATGGAAATGGCAACTGGATTGCAACCGTCCTTGGATACGACGTCCATAGGCACAAACAAGACCTCGCCGCCAGTGCGCGTTTGGATTCTAAAAAGGAAGGGGGATGACTACAATAAATGCTACGATGAGACTCGTGGCTTCACGCTTGTAGCTGCTGATGAACAACGCGCGCGAGAGTTTGCCTGGAGGACTACTGGCAAGGGCCTTTGGCTTTCATCCATCATGGCTAGCTGCGAAGCGGTGGCGGAGATCGTGCCTGAACTCAACGATTATTATGATCCAACCGAACGTATTCTATTGGAAGACATACTTTATGGCTAGGTGGGTAGGCCGTCAAGTCTTTGCGGCAACTGGACATCGACCCAACAAACTTGGCGGCTATTCTCTCGGAACACATGCCAACCTAGTTAGACTGGCGAAGAAATATCTACAGTCGCATCGGCCTTATCGAGCTATCTCCGGTATGGCTCTAGGTTGGGATCAGGCGTTCGCACAAGCCTGTGTTGACCTTGAGATTCCGTTCGTTGCTGCGGTGCCATTTCACGGTCAAGAGAAACGGTGGCCGCGTGAGAGTCAGAAATACTACAACGATCTGCTGGTACAATCCAAACGTATCCACTACATCACTGAGTTTGACGACAAAGGTGAGGTTCCATTCTGGAAAGTGGCAAAGGCTTTGCAGGACCGAAACGCTTGGATGGTGATGAAAGCAACCCGACTAATTGCCTTATGGGATGGATCTAAGGGCGGCACCGAAAATTGCATCCGTTTCGCCGAAGCCAACAACAAGGACTGCAAGGTCGTCAACCTGTGGAACAAATGGAATGGATCTTAATCGCATGTGGGCCAAAGAAGGCCGCATCTACGAGAAATTTCAGATCGGTACGTCCGAAGAAGGTTGGCCTATCTTCTGCGTTATCAATCGAGAGCTGAAAAACGGCAAGGTTATCGCCCACCGACGTATTCAGGTAGATGATGTTCTTGACAATCATTCAAGCCTGAGACTTGCCCATATCGACGACACGGATCGTATTATTGAAGAAGCGGTCGCGAATCTGCGAGCGTTCAAAGCGAAGAAGGAAAAGACATGAGTGACGAACAACGACGCCAAGCTCTGGCAGCCAAACACAACGTCTCGATTGAAGACGTGATCGCAGCCGAACAAGTGTTCGCACGCGCCTACGGCAAACCGTCGGAAGACAAACTGGCACTGGCCGATGAGATCAAAACCAAAGCGGTCGAACTGCTGCTGCTCTACTACAAGGTGTCGCCGGTGCATACCCGGTCTGACGGCAATCGCGCACGTGGCTCCAACGTCAGCCACGGTATTCGCCAGCTTGAAGACTCAGTCATGTGGGTCGTCAAGGCACTCCTGAACAGTGGTGACTGAAACCAAGGTTGGCCTCGGAGACGAGGCCAACCGCATTGGTAAAGGTGAAGTATGGCTGAATTTCAAGTTTGGTGGGATGACAGCTTGCAGTGGCAAGGACATGCGCCAAACATTATGGTTGCATCAGAGATGGCTGTGCAAAGCTTCCTTCGGGCGGAGCCTGACTTGGACCTTAAGAATGGCTACCTCAATGCTCGCAACTTGAATGTTGTAGACAAGTACGAAGGCGATACGATGCGCGTCTACATGAGACAAGCTATCGTCTTTGACCGTATGGAAGTGGTAGACAAAAGCGGAAAAGTGATAGTGTCATCTCAATGAATAAGGGCGACGTTACAGCGCTGACCCATGAAGAGCGTATGCGTTTGAGCTTCGCTGGCGCACCGATGCGGAAGCTTGGTTTTCGCACGTTCAAACTGCGGCCACGTCTCGGCGACATTGACATTCACGGGAAGCCTTCTATCACTGCATCTAAGCAAGCCGACAAACTGGCGCCCCACTTGGAGGGAAAAGAACCTCTGAGTGGGGTTACTATTCTTGGTGGTCGTGAAAGCGATGACCTACCGTTGAAGCTGGCGCTACGTCTTGCTGCCAACCAACAAGGTGAGATACGTTGGCGGCGCGTGCGTGGTGGCTTCGACAACCCTGTCCTAGATGAAGTGATTGAACACGAACCAAGCCTGTTCGTGCTATGGGGTCTGTATCAGAACTCAACCGGACCTGTGTTCGAGAAGGCGCGCGACATTCTAGCGGAGCTAAACTGCCCTGTAATCCTCGTTGTGGTCGGCGCTGATCCGGTACATTTTGCTCACAACAATTTGTTCATCCCGGTAAAGCGACTTGCATACTTCACACGCGGCACACCGTTGCTAACTAGAAGACCAGAGCAAATTTAACGTGAAACTGTTCGACATTTCTTTGGAGCTTAAAGCTGTTCGCGCGATGGTTGGCGAACACGAACACAGTGCCAACGTACTGCTAGGTCTATGTAACGAAAACCACTTTCAGACATCAACTGGCAAAGCTGTCTTCCGTCGCATCACTACGATCATGCGGAACACAGGTGCTCGCCCCGACTACGATACTATCTGCCATGATACCAAGCTCCCCGAACGGGTAAGAGCGAAGCTGCGTAAGGTGCAGAAGGTTAGGATTCGCAGCAAGAAGCGAGCCACAACCATTGCCCGCCAGCTTAATGAATTCCGCCGCTTGCGTCTCGTGCATGAGATGCACCGTGAAGGCGTTGAAGCGCTCAAAGGTGAAACCGTAGACATCGATGACATGCTGGCGAAGATCAGCGTGAAACTCATGGAAGCCAACTCAACCGGCAACCGTGAGACGATGTTCAATTACGGTGACAATAACAACACCAAGAAGATACTCAGGGACTTTCTAAAGGGTACAGCTACTCGCTTTATCCCTACAGGATTCGATAGTTTCGACCGCCGCTCAGCCGGGATACCGCTGGGCGGTTTGTTTCTAATTGCAGCCAACACCGGCGGCGGTAAGTCAACTCTTGCACAAGTGCTGGCGCACAATTGGGCCAAGCAAGGCTACCGGACCTGCATCGTCGGCCTTGAAATGAACGAGACGGAAATGATGATGCGGCGTATGTCGTATCTGACTAAGATTCCGCTCGAACGTATGTTGCGACCGGCTGACCTCACTCGTAAGGAGGTGAAGAAGCTCACTCGTGCGTGGAAGGAATACACGGCCGACCTGAAGAAGCGTGGTTCAGTCGAAACCCACATGATCCCCGATGAGGACTTGACCATCGAGGAAACGCTGTTCCGACTCAAGCCGTTCAGCTACCCTGTCATTATCATCGACTACATCAACCTCTTGAAGGGTGCAAGTACAGACGATCAATGGCGCAAGCTGTCGGATATTGCTCGTTTCTGCAAACGCTTCGCCGAAGCCAACCGCTGCATTGTTGTGGTTCTAGCGCAGCTTAGCGAAGAAGGGATCATTCGCTATTCAAAGGGCATGAAGGAACACGCTTGCGTTATTGGAAACACGTTGATTGATACACCCAATGGCGTTATCCCAATTCAAGATTTGGTTGCTATGGACGAACCTGGCAACCGACACATTCAAGAAATGGTAACGTCACAAAATGGCGTTGGAATAGCTCTTCGTGCCCACAATAACGGAAAGAAACCAGTCTACAAGCTGGTAACAGAGCGCGGCGTAGAGATTACAGCAACGGGAAACCACCGCTTTGCAGTGATGGGGATAAAGGGTGTAGAGTGGAGGGAGCTTAAGAAGCTACAGCCTACTGACCATATTATCTTCAATCAACAGTACATTTGGCCTCGTAGTCAGATGAGACTTCAAGTAGAATACAGACACAAATTTGATAGATCTCAACGAGTCAAAGTTCCAAAGCGAATGAACAAGGAGTTTGCACGGTTGATTGGATATTTGATTGGTGACGGTCATATCTGTAACGAGCAAAAACGTTGGCGAGTACATTTCGCCAACCATAATCCAATACTAATTGCAGACTACGTTCGATGCTTTGAAAAAGTGTTTGGCATAACACCTTCTCCTGTTAAGGGTGGGGTTGTTGTCTACAAAAAGCAAGTAAGTGAGATACTTGCCTCAATCCCTGGTTTAACAGGCAAAGCCAACAGCAAATATATCCCTGATGTAGTCATGCAATCACCGCGAAATATAGTAGGTGAGTGCCTTGGTGCTCTATATGATTGTGATGGCGGTAGTGGGATAGACAGAAAAGCTTTCTCTACTACATCAAAAGAGATGAGCCATCGTTTTCGCTTATTGCTACAACGATTAGGAATCTACGCTAAGCAAAATGGTGAGGAGAAGAAGGTTGAGAAAACCTGGAGTAGTGGCTGGTCATTTGAAGTAGCAGGCATTGCCAATTTAGAGCTATGGAATAAGTATATCCGATGCATCCATCCAAATAAACAATACCAGCACACGACCAAATGGCGTAAACGTCCCGACTACCATCTACAGTCGGTAAGATCAGTTACTTATGTGGGTAAGCAGACTGTGTATGACTTGACAGTACCAGGAACTGATAGTTTTGTCGCCAATGGGATGATTGTCCATAATTCAAATATGTGGACTTGGGTGCGAGACAAGGCCAGCAAGGAAGCTGGAATGATCTACGTGCAGCAACAGAAAAACCGCAACCAACCAGACTACAATTTCTACCTCGCTGAAGACTACGGCACCATGACCGTGCGTGACCCGACCGAGGAAGAACTCAAAGGATTTGAAAGCTATGTCAAAGGTAACGGAGGAAGTGAAGGAGGAAAGAAAGGAAAAGGGGGTAAGGGTGGGTCCAAGAAGCGACCGAAAGAAGAACAAGACGAAAGCCTCGACGACTACCTCGAAGACTAAACTACAAAAGAGTCTGCTGCGAGAACGCAAGCGGTTGGCGAAGTATTTTGCCAACCTTGAAGACAACGTTGACCAAGGGCCGCTATTCCGCATCTGGGAAACCACAGTCGCCACGACTAGAGATCGGGCGCTTGATCTAACTATTCGTCTATACGCTCAAATGGAGGGTGTAGCCCAGGCAAACAAGGTCTTTGCCACCCAAATGAATATCCCAATAGGGCTCGAAATGGCCGAAGTAGAGGCTACGGGGCGTCGAATTGCCCGTATTGAAGTCCTCGACATGCTGCTCAAAGACACCAATTTAGGGCCTAAAGCACGCGCTAGGATTCGCAACCTAGCTATGCTTACAGAATTCACACCGGCGCAAGCCAAGGATGCACTGGCGTCTATGGTAGCCCGGTTAATGCAGCAGAGCAGCCCTAATGGAAAAACGCCGTCGTATCCGATTAAAGCTAGGAAGAAGTCTTCGTCCAAGTCTTGAGGAAAATTGCCTAACCTGTGCCCTGTGGCCGATTTGCACTGACAAGAGTAAGTCTAGCGGCTACCTGTGCTCACGCTTTCGAGAAGCCGATGGTGAGCGCTTCGATCTTGATCGTATGATGGCCGAGTCGGCGCAAGACAAAGAAGATACCATTCAGCCGTGGGAACCAAAGACCAGCGACGATGACATAAACTTCGACGTTGAGAAGTACGTTCTCGATATAGTCAAGAACGCCGGTTCGATGCCAGACATGAGCATCGACGACGGTGACTTCCCACAGGCTAAAAACTTCTACGAGTTCACTTGCTCGAAGATGTATCAGAACATGACGCCGTTTGGCCGTCAGTTCGAGATCGCCGTGAACCTAATGTCAGAGTATTGCCCGTACTGCACGGACATGAAATGGCTCGACGGTAGCGTGTCGGTCAAGACCAAAGTTCCCGCCTACCTTGAACACGTTGTCTTGCTTGAGAACGGCATCTGTCCACAGTGCGATGGTCGCAAGTCAGACATGGTGGCCGAAGGTGATCTGAACGATCACTATGAGATGGCGGGCCTCGCTGGACAGCGTGGTGGTAAGTCTGCCGTCACCGGCATGGTCACATCCTACACCAATCACCTCTTCCTCAAGTTGCCCAACCCTTCACAGTTCTTCGGGCTGTTGAAGAATCAGCAGCTTGGCGCAACCTTCCTGGCGACCACACAAGATCAAGCTCGTAAGACGATTTGGGATCCAATTTACCAAGCGTTGACGGAAGGTCCGTGGTATAAGAACTACCATAAGATGCTCGATTACTGGCATGAGAAAACCGGTATCGAATACTATTCGCTCAAGGACACGTACTACTGGTATCGCCACAGGAACCTGATTGGATCGGTGTCAGGCCCGAACATGCGTACCCTGCGTGGTCTAACTCGTTACCTTGGAGGTATCGACGAAATCGGCTGGTTCACTGGTAACGATGGAGCCGTGAAACTAAACGCCGACGAAGTCCACAAAGCTATGCGACGGTCCTTCCTTACCCTGCGTGCGGCTCATGCCACACTGCGGAAGAAGGGCATGAACTCTATTCCGGCCCCGATGTTCCTCAACATCTCATCGCCGTCGAGTCGCTACGATAAAATCACCAAGCTCTACAACCAATCGAAGAAGAGCCGTATGGTGTACGGCTTCCGCTATGCTACTTGGGAAATGAACCCCAAGGTTAGCCGCAAGGTGCTGGCGGAAGAGTTCGCGGAAAACTACGAAAAGGCCATGCGAGATTACGGTGCCAAGCCACCGCTGTCGTCTGCTGGCTTCATCGGGGATATCAATTTCGTTAAGAAGTGCCTCGACCCGCATCGTGAGAACCTGCTCAAGATCAAGCAAGTGTTGGTGCAAACGCGAGCCAACGCGGTGATGACGTCTGGTAAGGCCAAGATCATTTCCCCAGGCACCAAAACCAATCACATCCTGACCTTCGACGCTGGTGAAACTCACAATTGTTTCGCTGGTGAGACAAAGGTTATTACCCGTAACGGGACAAAACGTATCGATCGTCTTATTGGTAAGTCGGTAGAAGTCCTTACCGAAGGATCAAAATGGGTTAAGACTGAGTTCAAATGCTACGGCAAAGCCGAACTGTACGAATTAGAGCTTAGCTTCAATGGAGCTAAGAAGGTAATCCGTGTAACTGGAAACCATAGATGGTTTGCCTTCGATAAGAATCGTACCCGTAAGGAGCTTACTACCGAAACGTTACAGACGGGCTACAAGATCGATAGTGTTTTGCCGCCTGTTAATAGCGATTGGTCCATTGACCCGCGTGGAGTGGAACATGGTGTGGTTATGGGTGACGGTCACTTAGGTCCATGGGGTAAGGGCCAGGAACGTCACTGGAGTGTAGCTAATCTCTGCTACCATAAAATTGATTTCTTGTTGCCTTACTTTGAGAGGTATCGTGCAAGAGGAAAGTATTGGCAAGAGCGTGGTGAATATCCAAAGAATGAGATAGTCATTACTCACCTTCCAATTGAATACAAAAGTGTACCATCACCAAGATATGATGACTCGTATTTGCGAGGATTCATCGCGGGATACATTGCTACCGATGGCTGTGTTGATAAGGATGGCAAGGTGATGATAAACAGCATCACCAAGAAAAATCTCCGCAAGCTGAGAGACGTCTGTAATAAGCTTGGTGTAGCCACCAGTCCGATTACTTGTCAAGAAACAGTCAATCCTTTCAATGGCAAGATGTTCAAGTGCTATAAGCTCTTCTTCCTGCGGGAGACATTCTCGGCTGAGTTGTTGCTTAACCCACAACATAGAGAACGCTTCGTCAACAACACTAAGGATTTCAACACTAGAACCAAGTGGACAGTAGAGTCAATAAATAAAACCAAACGCCGTGAGAAGGTTTACTGTGCGGAGATTCCTGACACTCACTCCTTCGTGTTGGAAGACTATATCCTAACGGGAAACAGCTTTGCCTTCTGTGTAGCGCACAATGACAAGGCTCTGTCGCCGGTGATTGACGCTATTGGCGAAGTGATCCCACAGAAGGACCATCGCATCAACTTTAGAGACGTGTATGACCGAATCCTGCTACCGTTGATCGATGAGTTCAACGTCATCATGGCGGTCACAGATAGATGGCAGTCGAAGAAGATCCTAATGGACATTGAGACTGATCGTCGAGTGGACACCCGCGAGTACACGGTCAAGTACGAAGACTTTGAAATGCTGCGTGAAGACATTCACGACGCCACTATCAGCTTCCCTCGCTGCGAAGTCAAGATCCCTGAGATTCTCGACTTGATTGACGAGAGCTATCCAAAAGGCTTTGAAGGCAAGCCGGTGGCGCACTTGATCGCTCAGATCATGACGGTGCGTGACTTTGAGACTTCGGTTGAGAAGGGTGAGTCAACTACCGACGATATCTTCCGAGCCGTAGTGCTAGCCCACTCCTTCCTACGCGATAAAGACCTTGCTCCCAAGTTCGCTGGCGAGACAGCCAAACGCTTTGGCAGCTTTGGCTTCATTGGTGGAGCGGCAGGGGTTCAAAGTGTTTCCGGGATGGGTGTAATGGTGTCTGGCAGTGCTACTGGCGGAGGTCGTTCCGCTGTTGGTATTGGCGCTAGTAAGACGCTGTAATACTAATTCACCATCGAGTGCCGCAACCCAAAACAAGAGGCAACCTAGTGAAAAAGAAATCAAACGAGAGCCTTATCTCTCCGTTCTCCAAACGTACTAAGGAAACGGCTTCTGGTGCTGTTATGGCGCAGAACTATGGCGAGACACCACGCTCTCCAATCGACGGTTCCCCCATGCTGAAAGCCAACGCCGGTGGCGTAGGCGGCGCGAAGATTCCTGTCTACATCGATCAACAAAATCGAATTTGTATTCCTGTCCGCGAGAAGTAAGCTCCACGGTAACGGCGAAAGATCAACATGCTCAAACGTACATCAGAAGTCGGCCTTTACAAAGACCGTCAAGGCAAACAACGCTTGGTTACTTTTAACTCCCAGCTTGGCTACGGCGGCGGGGGCGAACGTTCATCTGTAGCTGTTACCGGCAAGCCAGATCAGAAGGTGCTTGCCAACTCTCGTGAGGAAGCATACACCGATCCGTACATGGCCGAAGTTGCGGCGGCGGGTGGGGTTGACGTTAATTCGAGCAAGACTGGACTCGGTGGTTCTGCCATCGTCGGCCAGTACGAAGCGGACGTCATTGAAGGTATCGTCACCTCGAAGCCACAGGTTATCCGTAAGCTGGCTCGAGATATGTACTACCACGACACCATTGCCGGCTCCGCTGCCGACCTGATGTCTAACTTGCCGTTCTCAGATTTCTCGTTGAGTGGTGTCAACGATGAAGAGGTGCTCAAGGTTTTCGTCAAGTCGATTGAGAACCTCAAACTCAAGACACTGTTCCCGCAATTGTCGATTGACTACATTGTCGATGGAGCTTTCGTCGGCACGTTCTCGTTCAACAAGAGCCGCGGCATCTTCTCGAACGTCGTCACCCACAACCAAGATAACCTTGAGTTCCTTGATACGCCCATCTACGGGATGGACCCTATCATCGATATGAAGGTGCCGAAGAATCTGGTCGAGCTATTCAACTCAAAGGATGATCGCGCCAAGAAGGCGTTGAAGAATCTACCTGAGTTCTACAAGCAAGCCGTGCAAGGTGCGTCCACTGGCGGTTCAAATCGCGGCGGTGGTGGACGTGGTGGTGGCAATCGTATCGCCCTTGATCCAGCCAGCACAGTTTACATCGGTCGCAAGACCTTCTCGTACTCGTCAATTGGAACATCGGCGTTTCGTCGTTTGATACCGTTGTGGATCATGGAAAAAGCGCTGATGCGCGGCACCATGGAGCAAGCCTACGCCCGCCAACGGGCGATTTTGCATATCACGATGGGCGATGAAGTCTGGGAACCTACCGATCAGGAAATGCAAGCGGGGGCTAACCTCTTCGCTACTGCTAACCTCGACCCGACTGGAGCCGTCGTCGTCACACGCCAAGGGGTGTTGACTAACGAAGTCCGGCGTGGGGATGATCTGTGGAAACACTGTCTTGCTGGTGATACCCTTATTCCAACAGAAGAAGGTATCTTTCGCATTGACGAGTTAGAGGATCGTATCAACAATTCCAGCAAACCTCTTCGTATTCTAGGTGGCAAAGGTCCAGCCAAAGTGGCGGAATGGACCAATGCAGGCAAAAAACCTGTATTCAAATATCGTACAGCCAATGGTCAGACGATAACTGCTACCAAAGAACACCGCTTTATGGTGCTTGAAAATAACGAAGTAGTCTGGAAGAAAGGTAAGGACCTCCAATTAGGTGACTTGCTTTGTGCCACTACAGATTCGTTGACTCGTCAATCTGAATATAAATTGCCTCCGTTTGAAGCCAACGAATATGGTAACGAAAAAGAACTCCGCTTTCCAAAGTACATGAATACGGACTTGGCTTTCATCTTAGGCTTGATGGTGTCCGAAGGAAGCTTTGACAAAACGCAGAGCCATTTTGGCAACTCGAACAAGAAGCTTGCCGATCGTTTTGCCACTATCATGCTGGAACAATTTGGTATTGAAGCTCGAAGAGGAACACGACCGCCAGGTATTGAATCTGCCGGTATGACTTCTACTAAGGAGTTTTATGATGTTGGATATTGCAGCACTTTACTATCCAAGTTTTGGACTCATATTGGCCTGAAGAACCATCGAAAGAAAAAATCTCCTTCGTACTACAAAGAAGTACCTTACACAGTTTTGCAAGCCAACGAAGAATGTCAGTTGGCTTATTTGGCTGGTTACATCGAGGGTGATGGTACTATCTCTGAGACTAACATTAGTATTGCTTCATCCTCGAAGAAGAACCTTCGTCAGATGCAGACAATGATGGCGTCTCATGGATGTTTGAGTCATATCCACAATAACGTTCTTACGTTCAATCGTGGTGCCACTCATAGCTTAAATTCCAAGCTCCAACCATTTTTGACCCACAAGATCAAAGAAGTAGCGACACCACAATGGCCACAACACACGGCTGGTATTCCTACTGCCGGTATTAGGGCGTTCTTAAACGGACGGAAAGTAGGTCGTCGTGTAGGAGTAATCCTTAGAACTGATGATGGAAAGGATATTGAGGTTGAAGGTTACAACATTTTCAATCGCGAACTTCGAGCTTTTTGGAGCTACGACAATTATGTCGATGGAGAATACGACCAGCAACTTTCAATCCTAAAGCAGGTTTCTCCCACGGAACACGCTAAAGTAATTGCCTTGTTTGAGAGAAAATTCTTCTTCACTGAGTTAAAGGAAATAACCAAGGGCAAGATCGTAAGTACTTACGATTTGACAATGGCTAAGGGAGAAGAAAATTCCTTCGTTGCCAATGGTATTGTCGTTCATAATTCGGATGTCTACGATTACCTTGCAGCGGCAAAGCTCAAGGGTCTGGGCATCAACGAAACCTTCCTCTCAGGTGAGGCCAGCTACAATACACTAGAAACCGCCCTGTCGGTGTTCATGGAACAACTGCGTAGCTATCGTCAGATGGTGACGCGGGAGTTGTTCTACGATAAGCTGTTCCCGTCGATTGCGGTTGCCAACAACTTCAAGAACGAAGATGGTGGCCGTAGCTTCAAGGCGCATGGTTCACTGAGTAAGAGTGAGCGGGCTCGCCTGCGTCGTCGCGGTGAATACATCTCACCGTATCGTCGGCCTATCTGGGGCTCGCGCGGCACCTATATCATGAAGAATCGCAACGGCGACTACATGGCGTTGTGCGATGGTTCTTTGGGCCACGACCTGAATGAGATCGAGGATATCACTGAGTATCAGATCCCAACGGTCAACTGGCACAAGCAACTGCAACCGCAAGCGGACGAAGCCTACCTCAACATCCTGCAGATCATGACGCAGAACGGGGTGCCAGTGCCATTGCGGATGATTGCTGCCGCCGGTGGTATGAATCTCGATCAGGTTATGGATCAGTTCGACGATGACTTGCAAACTCGCAAAGACGTGTCGAAGCAACTGGCCCGGCTTGAAAAGTTTATGCCACAGCAACCGGGTATGGAGCAGGCCAATCTGAGTGAAGCCGATCGTCGTGAGATGAATGCGGCGTTGCAATCGTTTGGCCGTACCTATGCCAAGATGAAGAAGCCGCGCGGTGAGTTTGATACTGACCGCTATCGTGTCTACGAACGCGACAGCCGAGGCCAGCGTCGTATCGCTACCTCGTCTTACCAAAAGCGGCTTGAAGAGAAGCAGAACAAGAAGATCGCTGCGGCCTTACTTGAACTTGCTTCTGGCGGCGGCAAACTCAACAAGCGTGAAATCAAAAGGCTGGCGATGAGAACGCCGAGCGCATTTGGAGTGACAGAGTGATGCGTTTCAGCTTCAACCGGGATCACGAAGACGTAGCCACTAAACGTTTGCGTCGAGATCCAACCAAAAAGAAGGCCAAGGCAAAACCCAAAGTAGCAGGCACGGTATTGGAGACGGTTGAAGGGATCAAGTTTCCAAAGACCATCCAAGGCAGCTACAGCCTCATTGCCGCAGATAAAAAAGCAGCTACCCAAGTGAGTGCCATACTTAAAAAGCATGGTGTCAAACCAAAGGTGGTTCAGATAAACGAGCGTTACTCTGATCCTCGCAATCATCGTCTCACCTTTGACATCCCTCATGCCAAGCTTGGCCTGATTGTTAAAGCTATTCGAGCGTGGAACAAGAAGGAAAATAAAAGGACAGAGCCAGGAATGTGGCCGGTTCGTCCGTTATCCTTCGGCGGGTTTAGGGACGATGTGACTAAACGGACGGAGTGGCGTTTGAGTTGGCTCTCCCGCAATCGTGGAAAAATCGGGGATGAGGAATATGGAAAACGCAAACTGGCGTTGATCCAAGCGCACCAACGCTACGTTGGAATTCCTGTGCTCAAGTCGCTTCCCGCAGGCGATTGGTCCTATCACCCTGAGTATTACGATCAGAATGCGTTTGAAAAGCCTGTTGGCTATATCGCCAAGCCACCTTCACCTGAGGATGAGGCTAAGTCCAAAGCGGTTCAGAACGTTCCGGCTGACATCCTTGATAAGGTAATCGAAGTTTGGAAGCAAGATTTTCATCCTCGCAAGACAAACGGTGAGCACTACAAAGTAAGCGTTCTCACTATGTATGAGATCAAAAACGCAATTGTTACTGTGCTAGGCAATGACTTCTCAAAGCCGCTCACTGCTGACAACATCAAGAAGATCTGTGCTACCGCTTATCACAATTGCGAACAATCAGCATGGACTGCAATGCATCCATTCCGGCGCGGTAAGTGCCCAACACCAGACTACAAGAAGTTAGCTGTTAAGGATAAAGAGTGATGCGTAAGTTCGACAAAACCAAAGAGAGCTTAGCCGTCGTCATTGAGGAAGGCAAGATTCATAAGCTGCGCCTTCCCAAGACAGATGACACGCGCAAGAAGCTCGGTGACATAGGCCACTCTCAGTACGTCGAGCACGACGATCACATTGGCATCTACTCAAAAAGCCCAAAGGCTATTCGTCGGGTAGCTGAGATGTTAGGCGGTGGCGCTAGACGAGCTGAACAAGCGGCGAAAAAGCGTACCCCGCTTGGCAAGAGTATTAAGCCTGCGATGAAGAAGCGCTTGGCTGCACAAGAGAAGAAGGCGGCAGCAAAACCGGGTTGTGGTTGGTTTGCCTTGTGTAAGAACCAATCTACCACGACGCGCTCACACCCGATCCTCGGTGATGTTCCGATCTGCAAGCGCTGCGACGACAAAGTGAAAGCGATTGAGGCATCATCGGTTGAGATACCTTCGCATATCAAAAAGCGCGTCACCTTTCGGCAAGAGGGAGGTAACGACGGCGCTCAGTATGCGGTGCGTGTCGATGGCAAATTGAAGATCAACGGGCTAACCAAGCGCGAAGCCGTACACCATCAAGGAGTGTGGCATCGTAGGTTGATGGAAGAGAAGGCTGCGGAGACGGCATCATCCAGTGATGACGAGCTTTTTCTTTTATACCTCTACAAGTCGCTAAAGACGCAACTCGGAAAAGAGGGTATTTACGATCTCGACGAGCTTGAGGATATGTTCGACTCAGCGTACTTAGAGGATTGTAGTGTGGATACCCTTGCCTACTATCATAAGTGGAGCAAGAAGGTAACAGTTAAAGAGATAGAGGACGAAGCATACAGCAAGTGTGAATTTGCGATCAACAACAACTGTCCAAGCAAGTGGAAAGCCTCGTTCAAAAAGGTAGCTAAGGATTGGGCTAAGAAGATAGCCCCGAAAGTCTTGAAGCTTATGGATAATTAAATGCGCTACTTCTTTGCCCTTGCCAACGAGATTGATTCTCTAGTTGAACGTTACACAAAGTATCTGGCTAAGCCATTAGCCAGTGTTGTCTATGAGTTCGATGGTCATGGGGGTTGGGGGGGTGTCAAAGGAGATAGTACCAATTATCTGTGGAGTGGCTTACTAGATACCAAAGCCGAAGCCGAAAAGGTAGCCAAAGCTCTTTCAAAGAAGCATGGCAAGCCGTGGTCAGTTCGTAAAAGTGCAATTGAAAACTCACTCTATCCAAAGAAAAAGAAGTGATGTTCGAGCAACGTCTGAAAGACTTGACATCCAAAATCAGACGTGGCTACCTTAGGAAGATGGCAAAGTACCTCGGAGGCAAAGGCAAGTAATGCGTTACCAATTCGTGCGTGAGACAGCCGCACCAAAACTTGTGTCTAGTGCAGGTAAAATGCATAAGCTGGTGGCGTACCGGCGCAAAGACGGCAAGAAGGTCTTGCATGGTGTTGAGCTTAACGGCAAGAAGATCCATGAGGGGACAACCAGACGTGAAGCCCAACAAGTGTGGACTAATACCGAAGCTGACATAAAGAAAAAAGGCCATTCGTACAAAGGTTACACCCGCAACTGGTATGGTAAGACCTTTGATGACGTTGACACACCTATACACAAGGACTGAGCGTAGTGCCTGATAAGAGTGAACCCATTACCTTCTGGCTAGGCTGCTCGTCAGTCTACCTCGATACGTGGTTGCTGTATGGCATCCCTGCGTCACGCATGACCATGAGGAGTCCAGCTAAGCTGGTTCTCGACAATGGTTTCGTGGCGCACAATTCCATCAGTGTCGCCATTACTGAGGCTCAAAGAGACGTGCAACGCCTCAATCACGAAGGTAGCTACTATCCGCTAGTGACACAGATCACGTTGCCAGATAAGTTCGTGCCGTACCAGCCGCAACTTAATCTGTTGATGCGCAACATCGACCCCGATAGAAATTTCGAGGCCGAGTTCCTATTGATGCGTGACAAGAAGATGGTCCCGTCGGCTGAGATCTTCGCTGGTAACGTTAGATCTGAGTTGGGCATCGGTGAAGATGAATGTGATAGCGTTGTCACCAACTTGATGCGCGGTATCTACGAAGCCCACTTGATGATGAAGATCGATGAGTGGAAGCTGCGGCAAGCGTTGACTGAGAAGACTATGGTCAACTATCTTGACATGGACGAAGAGAAAAAGCAATACGTGCGCTCGTTGCCGGTCTTGTATTCGTTGCTGCCGCGTAGCAAAGCCCTAGACGTGGTGCTGTATAACTGGTCTGAACTTATCTCGCAATTGCAGATCAAGAAGGTGTCTATCATCAGCAGCAACTTGGAATTGGGTCACATTGTCCCGTTCATCTTCCAAGTTATCAGTGTCAGTAAGCAAGTAGACAGGGCCGAAGGTGTCCCTATTTACAAGCATATTTGGCGGCTCAAAAAGTGCTATGGCGGCATCTCAAGTGAGTTTCTCAACACTTGGGCTAAAGATACCGGTGGTGCCGAGATCGAATGGAGGAAAGCGTGAGAATCTACTTCAATCGGTCGAGCAAATGTGAGGACGAAGAGGACAGTGTTGGCCCTATCCATGATGCCGAACGCCTGCACACCCAACTGAAAGACTCCGGCGCGTCAAAAGCGGTATTGCGTATGAGCCGAGCGAAGATCCGATCGGCTCGCAAGGCAGTCAAAGAAGCCACAGAAGCCAAGCGAGCGATGCGTGATCTAGCTGGCAAAAAGGTTCCAAATGAGGATGAAGAGGATGGCTTTCGCAACAAGCCTTCGTTCGGCGACGTTAGGAACGTAGCTCGTCGTCACTTGAACGGTGAAGGCGTGAACGCAGATGGGATTGTGTCAATCGGTCCAGGCGGGGTTGAAAAGAAATTTAGGTTTGAGGACACCGACCTAAAGCGGGCTCATAAAGAGTACGTTGATAAGAACAGAGGCTCAAAATTAATTAGGCCGAAGTTTCACCATATCGATGACATGCTAAAGCAAGCCAGCCGTAACAAGTTGAGCTCTATAGCCAACACTATACCTCCAGAGCTTCGCACCAAGAAGGCAGTGCTCGAACAGATCGGCTTCAATAAAGGTTGGGCGCTGATGACGCCCGAGAACAAACGCATTGAACGTTCAATCCAGCGCAATGGTTACAACAAGTTGGCGCGTGCTCGTAAGGCACGGAAGGGAAAGAAGTAATGGAAGATCGTGAATTTCTTGAGATGTCGTTCCACGACTTGAGCGTTACATCTACCCCCTTTGAGCTTCACAAGGTTATGAAGGGTGACGAGGAAGATGCAAAGCGTTCTATCACGTCTATCGCTGGCGTTGATGCGCTGACGGACACCGAAGGCTTCATGGACCTGACCAAGAAGGTTCGTGGCTGGTTACCGTTTGCGTCTGAGCCGTACCGCATCTCGAAATCGTTAGCTGACTATGTTGTCATCCCGGTGATGATTATGCCGTCGGAACTGCCAAATCGTAACGGCGTTGGCTTCCCGTTCAGAGAACTGACGCGATTTAGCCCAGACACCGGCTGCTTGATGTATAAGTCCTGGGTCGGCAAACCCACGCACGTTGAGCACCAGAACCAAAACCCGGTTGAAGCAAAAGGCGTTATCCTCGATACCGCTATTCGTCCAATGACTGGTTACGAAGGCTCAGTGTGGAAGGTTGTTTCGTTGCTGGCGTTTGATCGCAGCAAGGACGCAATGCTGGTCAATGACATTCTAACCCGCAAGCGTACCGCCTATTCGATGGGCGCGTATGTGAAGGATTACGAGTGCTCGATCTGCGCCAAGTCATTGAAGTCTGGTGGTTGCGATCACGTTGATAAGCAACGTCCGCAGTATCGCCTCTACAACGGCTCCGATCTGGCCTATTACAGAGCCATCGATCCAATCGGCTTTGAAACATCTAGCGTCGCCACCCCGGCTTACGTGACGGCTGACAACCCCTCTTATTTCAGCATGTTGAACAAATGAAGAAGCGAAAGCTCAAGGTAGGAAAGACTTATCGCCTTCCTGAACCATTTGACGGATACACAGCGAAGTTGCTATCCAATGGTAGGTTAAGGGTAACCGGTCCGCGAAGGGTACTCGCTGATAACTTTGACGAGTGTGGTTATCCACGCTACTCATTGTATGGAAGCGGACAGAGGTTAGACGTTCGTGAGCATTACGTTGCTTACGCCCTAGCCACAAAATCTTGGGAGTTTAGGGAGTATCTCAAAGCTAACAAGATGGAACTTGACCACAGGGATAGGGTTGTCACGAACAACAATCCTTCCAACATCAGAATGGTAGATGCCGTAAAACAAGTGCAAAACAGGTCGATGAGTAAGATCGCTAACAAGAAGGCAATCAAATTCATCTACAAAGCCTTGAAAGCGGAAACACCTTGCCGTGTGATAGCGGAAAAATTAGGGTGTAGCGCGGCGGCGGTGAATGACGTAGCTCTAGGTAGGTCAAATATCTCTATCGTAAAAGAGCTTGGTTTGGATTTTTCAAAAGTACCCAGGCCAAGGGGCAATCCAAGTCATCGCAACCCAGACTACTTCTCAATGCTACAACGGTAAATCTAGCCAAGGGGATTGGCAATGGATGAGTATCGGTTCCAAGTTCGGACCCAAATGGGTGTAGTACCAATGAGCGCCTTGGCTTCGGCCAAGGTAGCAGACGTGATAAAAGAAGCTGCCCAAAGGCGATTGATCTCTGACCGGGATCGTCTCGTCTTATATCATGGTAAGAAAGAACTGGAACCGAGTAAGTCCTTACGCGAAGCTGGTTTCTATCGCTCAGGATTCACCGTTGACTTAATCTCAGAAGGATTGGTTTAGTGCGTTATCAAATGCGTCGGGAGGTTGCCAAGACTACGGCATATCGAATCCCCAAAGGCGGCGTCAGCAAATTCCGTGAGAATCTTGTTGACTTGCAACACAAAGGTCACGTCACAGATTTTGTTGGTGTGCGTGGAGATCGTAGCGGCAAGCATTACAACGTGGTTGTAACTGGACACCCAGATGCTCATAAGCAACTTGAAGGTCTAGGTATTCACGTCGATAAAAAGGATGCGTAATGGCTGTACTTGAGTGGTGGAAAATTGCCAAGTGGGAAGACTACGTAGATAACCGCTACTGGCGACGTAAGCGCAAGGCGCTAGCGAGGAAGAAATGACCGCTGAGACTTCTGTGTCGTTCGACATCTCAATTCGTCGCTACGATGGTGACCAAAAAGAAGACATCGCTCGTAACAAGATCACCATGCAAGGTGACGGTGTCCAGGTTATCGAAGGCGAACTAACAACTGACGATGGTGATCCACCCAACTTTGGTATGGAGTTTAACCTCAGCACTCCTCCAATGGGTCTATACATCGTTGTAGATCATCCAGTTGACTTTAGTGTCAAGATCAAAAACGGTAACGCTTGGGAGGACTTCTACCATGTTCCGCTTGAACGCATGTTCTTGTATGCTGGAGCAATAGGTGATTTCTCAATCAATAATCCGTTCGTGGTAACCAACCCGGTTGTTCGATATAAGATCATCGTTGTGAAATAAGATGCGCTACTACTTCGAGCGCTCGTACATCTATGGCGGTGTACTAACCATTGATCCTGCCTTTGAAATAAAGGCCGCAAACTACGCCAAAAAGGTAGGCTTCACCAAGAAGATTGGTGCGGGTGCGATGGCTCGTGTCTTCATTAAGCCGGGTGATACATCGCAAGTTCTCAAGTGCTACAAGTTCGATCACGGTTACAGTGTCTTCCTAGCTCATTGCCGCAAGGCTAAGACAAATAAGCACCTACCAAACATCATTGGTAAGACGGTGCGTGTCGGCAAGCGCATGTACGCAGTTAGACTACAACGGCTTAAGCCTCTGCCACCAAACCTTAGAAAGCTATTGGCTGCGGGTAATCTTGGTTGGGGTAACGCGATCATTGGGTTGGCTTTGTCAAAGACGATGCCAGACAACTACAACCCAGATATCCTCGGTCGAGCCAGAGAATTTCGCGCTTACTTGCGCAAGACCAAACAACTAGAATCACTCACTAGAACCGTCTTGGGCCTACAGAAGCTAGCGACACCGCTGTTTCGTTTCGATCTGAACCCAGGCAACCTGATGATGAACACACAGGATAAGCTAGTCATCGTTGACCCATTCGCTAAACAAGTATTCCAAATTGGGGTTGAGAAATAATCATGCGTTACAACTTCTACCGCGATCAAGCCCTGTTGGAAAAGGTCGGCCTGCCACCTACCACGCACGGCCTCAAGCAACACAAGGATTTGAACCCACAGATTTGGGATGAGAACCGCAAGATGCGGCCGCACATTCGTCAGCACCTCCTGAAAGTCGTCAGGGGGTTTTTGGCATTTGCCAAGATCGATATTCAGACCTATCCGATCAGTGACATTAACATCTCGGGTAGCAACGCCAACTACAATTACTCTGGCAAGTCAGATCTCGACGTTCACATTCAGTTGAACACGCACGGTGAGATGTTCATTCGTGATATGATCTACACCAAGACGGTGCTGTGGAAGAAGCTGCGTAAGATTAAAGCTGTTGGCTTGCCGATTGAAGTCTTCGTTGAGCATGAAGAACAACCGAAGCCCGCTGGCGGTGTGTATTCACTCATCAAGAACACGTGGGTCGCACCGCCGATCAAGTTTACTTTCAACAAGAAGGACATGCGTATTCGCAAGCTGGCTCTATCAATGTGTCAGCGTATCAATGCGGCGTTGAAGACCAACGATTTCCAAACTATCCTAGCTTGCAACCAGGACATTCTCAAAGCTCGTCGCACCATCCTCAACGCTAACCCTGGTTCGGTTGAGGGTGAGACTAATCCCTACAACCTCGCCTATCGTCTGGTGCGGTCGATGGGTTACCTAGACAAGATGAACGAGAAGATGAATAGCCTGCGTAACCAAGAGCTGACCCTGAGCAAAAAGGGTGCTAAGCGTTACATCAAGCCGGAAGAGCTAGTTGACCCGCAGATGCTGATTAAGCCGAAGCAGGCTGTAGTCACGGCGTCAGTTGAAACGGCTTACGTCTACCACGATAAGCTGAACCCTAAGCTGTTCGGCAAGGATGCCTATCTGAAACCGGAAGTGCGTGCCAAGCTGTCTCAGATCGTGAACACCTACAAGCAGTTCATGAACATCAAGATGGAAGAGCACGAGGTTCTGTTCAAGGGCTCCAACGCCAACTTCAACTATCACAAGGGCTCAGACATCGACGTGCATATCATCAGCACGTTAAAGAATCCAGCCGACCGTATGATTATTCAGGCTAAACAGATTGCCTGGAAACAACGCTACAAAGACGTGCGGGTGATGGGCTTGCCGGTTGAATTGTCGATCGATCCACTCGATCAGGTGCATACGTCTGATGGTCAATACTCGTTGACCAAGAACGAATGGATCAAGAAGCCCAAGTGGGTCAAACCGACGGTCAACAAAAAGGCTGCCACGGCACTCAAGAACGCTTGGATGAAGCAACTCAATGATGCCATCAAGTCTGGTGACATTGACAAGATGATGAAGGTCCGTGGTCAAATTGTTGGCCTGCGTAATTCTTCACTCGATGGCAGCCCTGGAGCTGAATGGAAAGTGCAGAACGTAGCCTACAAGGCGGTGCGGGACACTGGTATTCTGCAAGACATTCTCGACCGCGCTCACCAGCGCAAGATCAAGAACCTGTCACTGGTAGAGACGAAGCCGTGGCGCAAGTTCTTGAACAAGTGCAAAGAGGTATGGGACAAGAAACTCAAAGTCATTATGCCTAAGGATGAGCCGGTCGGTGAGGCTCTATCAAAAGAAACTGCTGCTCCTGATGTAACTGTCAAGTGGGGGATGCCTAAGAAGAAGTATATGAGAAATAAAGTAAGTGGACCAGAAGGTGTGGCGTTCATAACGAAGGGCGGAAAAAAATCCGTAGCCGGTGAAACAAAGACCCACTACACCAGAGTAGTACACGGCCCACAGGAACTGCACGATCACATGCAGAAACTAGGCTTTGAAAGGATGGAGGCCAAGTGACATGCAGATCAAGTTCACTCGGTCCAACGAAGTAGCTATTTTTGGTGGTAAGCCTGAAGACCATCATCGGAAGCTAGGTCGGGTCAATGGTATTCCAACCTGTTGCACGAACTGGTGGATTCAGACGTTCCAGAAGAAGTCGGCTCGCTCGCAACAGGAATGGATAAGCCATACCGTTGCAGAGGCAAAAGCCAAAGGCCACCCGTTGAATAATAGAGGTGGCCTAAACTATGTTCCTTGCCCCAACTGTACGGCCAAGAAGAAGTTTGTCAAGGTACATACTTGCGACTCAGTGGGCCGGAAGGGTAAGTGTTCGCAATGTGGTCAATCAGACCACGGCATAAGACTGGAGTAGGGACATGCCTATTGAGAATGTTGGCGGAATCGTCGTTATCGTGCTGTTTCTAGTTCTGGCAGCCTACAGCATCTACTTCAACTACAGCCGTAGAAATGACTCTAATAAGGACGATACAGGCTCCAAATAGCCTGATTGAGCCCTCAAAACACATCCTATTTCGACACCCCTAGCTTAGCCACGGTAAGGCCAAATGCGACTCTACGTGAACCCAGAACACCTAAACAACGCAGAAGTGCTGGCGTTCGTCGCTTCCGGTCTAGTAACCGAAGTGGCAGCCCGACGCAAGAAGAAAGCCTCAAACGTTCCGGACATGGAATACCAAGGTGATCGAGTTGCCTTGGTGGTAGATGCCTATTATCTGCTGGCACATATCGTTCACAGCCGTACATGCACGCCACAAGACGCTGAGGCATTGAAGAAGTGGTCAAGCACCATTCGTTCTCTGCAAATCACAACCGGTATGTGCTTGGGCTATCGAGAGCTGACTGAGATTGCTGACACCCTGGTCAAAAGTGGCGGTTATGTTCCAGAGGTAAAGGAGAAGGCGGTACAGGTTGGTAACGAACTGTTGACGTTCACCAAGCAGTTGGACAATGCGGCTCAAGCTAACGATTACTCTCTGATTGTCAGCTTCAAACACGTTGGCTCTTATCTTCGTAACCACGATAGTGCTTCGGCTTGGAACAACGTTGTCAATTTCAGCAACGTGGTCAAGGACATCAACGTCAAGAAGAAGTTCGTCAAGCAACACGATCGGTCACAGACCACGAAGCTGGGAGAAGAACTCCAAGCAGGTGTGCTCAAGCTGGTCAATCGTAAGGGCTATCTGCTGACTTACTCGGAAGAAGTAAGGCTGGCAGCAGACCCAAAGAAGGCGGGTGCGCTCGCTATCTACAAGCGTTCGGCTAGTGAAGCTGTTAAGCTATGGAATACGCAAGCCAAGAGCATGTTGCGTTCAAGCGGCAAACAGCATGTCCCTGCGGTCGAATTTGAAGCCCAGATGAAGAAGGCTGGTATTCCTTGGAGCCGAGTACCGACCGGCTACACTGGCAATATTGGTCTGACCAAGGAAGGCGCTTTGTCTCTGTTCACACCTTACGGTGAAGCAGTGGAAGGCTGGCCGTTGCCTGGACGTCCGGTTACTATGAACCCGGAATACACACAAGGCAGCAGCACCTATTACATCAAAGCGGTAGATGACAAGTCTAACGAAACGAAAACCGCTTGGAAAGTTGGTGATAGAGCAGTCATCAAATGGGATGGCCGCTTGAATAAGGTCACCGTTGAGAAGATTGACGGCAAGAATGTCCGTGTCGTGTTTGACAACGATGGTGACTATGACGACATTCCAATCACTGATCTGAAACCTCTCAAGTCAGGTGGGGTCAATTCTTACTACACGCAGGGACACACCCAACGCCGTGAAAGTGGTAAGGATGAAACAATCCGTGAATGTATTGCCGCTGCACCAAAGATCGTGGCACGACTGCAAGCCGATATTCGTAAGATCGATGACAACAAGAAGGTTCTTGACAAGAACGATGTTACTGTCTTGTTGGTATGGATGACATGGGACACCGCCGCACGTATTGGCTCACTGAAGAACAAGAACGACGGTATGTCCTCACTGGTCATCAATAACGTACGTCTCAATAGCACTGATGCTGGTGTTAGCAGCATTGCTCTAAAGTACAGTGGCAAGTCGGACATTGGTCAAAACCACATTACCAAGTTCAAGACTCCGGTGCAAAAGAAGGCTGGCAAGCTGTTACAGAAACTGATTACTGGCAAGAGCAAAGCCGACTTTCTGTGGACCTACGGCATCGGTCAGAAGAGGGTTACTGAGAAAGCTGCTAACGAGTATCTCAAGCACATTGGCTTTCCGTCAACTGCTCACAAGATTCGTCACGTTCGCGGCACAATGACGGCTCAGGAAATCCTCGACGGGCAAGGAAAGAAACCTCGTCTAGCCAAAGGTATGTCGCTTGCTGACAAACAACGAGCGGTAGAGGCGTGGTTTAAGAAGGAAGTGGCTGAGCCGGTAGCGGTCACGTTGGGTCACAAGAAAGCAACAGGTGAACCAATTTGGTCTACCAGCGTCAAGTCTTACATTGACAAAGGTTGGATGAGAGAGTGGTTCACCAACCAAGGTTTGAAGATTCCAAAGTGGCTGATGGGTAAGAATGCAGAAGGGTAAGATGACTATCGTTCGAGGTTATTTCGGTAAGCTCTACTTCCTGCCGGGGTGTGGCTTCGTCCATCATTGCCAAGGCTGCAATGAAGCCCATGTCATTCCATTCGATCGGCCAGAGGGAGGGCCGACCTGGGAGTTTAACTTCGACCAGCACAAACCGCACTTTACTCCAAGCCTAAGACACTCTAAGGGTCGCCGTAACGGTAAGGATCGTGAACAGATCTGCCATTACAACATAGAGCATGGCGAGATATACTTCCATGGCGACAGTACCCATCTAGCGGCGGGCGAAAGGCTCCCTCTGGAAGAGTTGAATCCTGATGAGAAACGCTTCTGGGAAAACATTGAGAGATAGAGCTAAAACAGGTGGAATAGCAGAAAAACAGGTCTAAAAACGCTCTAGTGTCAATCACGTACCAGACCGAAGTGTCCTCCAAATCGAGGCAATTGCAGCCGCCGAACTGACACAAAAAACTGAATAAAAACATGCACATGCGAGGGTTTTCAGCCCTCGCTTTTTTCGTCTTCAAAGCACTCGCATTTGAACCAAACTTGCGTCTAGGTGTTGTTTTGCATGGATTTTAATCAACTCGGCTAATTTTAGGGGTAGTCGAGGCCATTGCTATACCTTTGCCCTGGCTAATCTGGAGAAACCTGATGAAGATTTCCGAAACCGCGAAGGTTGAGAAGGCGATGAAAGGGGTTAAGCTCCCTGTCATTGTGTCTCACCCTATCAACGTGGTTACGCCGGTCTGCGCGAGGGCACACACATGCACCTCGGGCATCCGGGTCATCACGAATGACAGTCTTCAGCCGTACTCACCGATTAACGGGGAAGTGATGGCTGCAGACGATAATGGTCAAGTTGACTTGGATGGGGCTGAGGTCGCATCAATGTCAATTATTGGCGACTGTGAGACCTGCGGCGTCACCCTGCGTGCCACGCCAGAAGTTGCTACGGCCCTAGACGGCCGAAAGATCCATTGCAACGTCTGCAATACCCTGGTGGCTGTTGCTGCCCAGGACGACGAAGAAACAGAAGAAGCCGAAGAAGATTCTGATGACGTTGAGGAAGTAGAAGCTGCTTCCGATGACGACGAAGAAGAATCTGAAGAAGCCTCCGACGAAGAAGAATCTGAAGAAGCCTCCGACGAAGAAGATGATGATGCTGAGGAAGCATCGGAAGACGATGACGACGAGGAAGTAGAAGCCTCGGAAGAGTCTGACGATGACGACGACAGCGAAGAATCGTCTGATGACGAGGATGATGACGATGAGACCACGGCGTCAGATGATGACGACGAGGATGAGTCCGAAGAAGCCTCGGAAGAGTCTGACGATGACGACGATGCTGAAGAAGCCTCGGACGATGATGATCTGATCGAAGAAGATACAGAACTTTCAGCCGACGACAGCGAAGACGATGACTCAGAAGAGGCATCTGACGACGAAGACGATGACTCAGAAGAGGCATCTGACGACGAAGACGATGATGCTGAATTGTCTGGTGACGACGATGACGACGGCGGTGACGACGAGTCAGAAGACGACGAAGACACCGAAGATGATGGCGACGACGAGTCCGATGAGGATGATGAATCCGATGAGGGCGAAGGCGACGACGAGTCCGATGAGAATGACTCGGAAGACGACGACAGCGGCGATGATGAGTCCGATGAGGACGATGACGCCGGTGACGACGAGGAAGAAGAAACCGAGGCTTCGTCGGATGATGATGATGAGGCTGAAGAGTCTGTCGTTATCAACGGTCGTGACACCAAGAACCTTGGTGATCGTCTCAAGGAAGGTCTTGGCCTGAGTAAGAACTCTCGTCGTGAAGCCTTGCTGAAGATCAAAAAGGAAAAGAATAAGGGTATCAAAAACGGCACCCTGACGCTTGAGAAGTATCAACAACTGCGCGATCAGTTCGGCAAGATCAAGAAGACGCGAGGCGACTTTGCCGCCCTCGCCGAGTTCAAAGCTCTTGGCAAGTCGATTGATGCTGTGGACGTTGACTCGCTCCCGACTGAGGATGACCTCGACATTGCGGCAACGCGAAAGCTGTTCGGTGTAGAAGAAGCCGGTGACAAGTGGGAAGAACTTTCCACCTTGCTTCCAACCTTCGACGTTGAATTTGCAGAGATCGCCGATGGTACTGACGAAGAAGTTGACGTAGACATCGAAGAAGTCAACGCCGACGCTGATGATGACGAAATCGAAGAAGAGGTGGAAGCCTCGGAAGACGATGATGAAATCGAAGAGTCGAGCACTGACGACGAAGAAGTCGCATCGTTGAACCACATCGTTGGCTCGGCTTACATCGCGGCCCGCGTTGAGTTCCACGACAAGTTCAACCGTTACCCAGACCTTTCGTCTGAGAACGAGAACCTGTATGTGGCTCTGTCGATGGCTACGATCCTCGGTGACAAGAAGTCCCCACTTTACAGTGAGGAAGTCTCGTCGATGATCGAAGAAGAGCAAGACGCTCTTGACGTTATGGTTCTGGCTCACACCTACGTCGGTCGTGTGAACGATATTCTTGAGCAAGCCTTCCAAGGTGATCCCAAGAAGTTCAGTACCTCCCCAGTTCACCGCTGGGCTCGTAAGGCTGGTAAGAAGTTTGAGAATTTTGTCGGTGAGCAGTTTGGCTTGGGGCCGGTTGGCCGTAAGCGCAAGATTGCTCGCGACGACAACAAGATCAAAGCTCTTAAGTCGAAGAACTTCCAACGCAAGCGCATCGACGAAGAAAAGCAAAGGATCAAGGACACGAAGGGTGCCATCAAAGGCATCAAGGCGCGTCACCCTGAGTCTTTCGACGAAGATGAAATGCAAAAGCACGAGGAAGAGAAGCAGAAGCCTGCGAAGACTGCACAAGAACTTGAAGAGCTACGTCATCTGAAATCCCAAAAGGAACAAGAAGACGCAGATCGAGAAGCAGAGGATCGTAAGGGTTACGAGGCTTACAAAAAGCATCGTGCCAACCCACTTTCGTTCTCATACGCAGGAGCTGATACAGTGCTAGCACGAAATCTCCTCAAGGAGGTCGCTAGTACCTTCTTCGAGAAGGACGTCGAACTCGCTCATGGCGGGAAAGACATGAAAAAAGTCTACGTCATGGTAGATGGACAACCTGTCGCAGTGTTGAACTACGATAAGGCCAAGCCTGAAACTGCCAAGGTGTGGACGAAGATCTCGACTCTTGAAACGGCTTTCTTGGCTGCGGCCAAAGAGCATGGTGCAGAGTCAGATGAACTTGCGCTTACGTTCGGCCTTGAGCCGATTGAGCTTGCCTTTGACATTGACCAAGAAGCGGCCAATTTCATCGAAGAGCAAATGAGTAAGCGGCTTGCCGAACTCAAAGGTAAGCAGAAAGAGTTCAGATCGGCGCTTCGTCACGGGCTTCAGATTGCTCTCGCTGCTATGAACAAGCAGTGCTTGAAAGATCTGCAAGACCACCCGGTCAAAGCGAAGCTCTACGAACTGCTGGAGCAAAACGGTGTTAAGCATCCAGCTAAATTGATCGACACAGCATTTGCCGAAGCAGGCGAGGACTTTGTCCAAGTTGCTTTTGCGAAGGCTGACGAACTGGCGAAAGAATCGACCGACGCTCGCAACGTAGTTGCAAGAACGGTTGAGAACGCCAGCTACAACTTTCAACGCGACGATGATGGTGGCGGTGACTTCCGAGATCGCCTCGCCACTGCTGGCAAGATTGTAACGGATGACGAAGACGATGATACGAAACAGGAGACGGCTACGCAGAAGCCAATCAATCTCGCGTTGGTTCGCAAGTCGATCCAATCCCGTAGCAAGCGATAAACTGATCGGGTGTCTTACAAACGCCCTAACCACAAAGTGGAGAATTAAATGCTGACTGTTGTTGGTACGAGAATGGAAAGATCGGTGGAACTTCCGCTGTATAGCGCAAGTGCCGATATTGTCCAAGGTGCCGGTCTGACCTATGAATATGAGGATGGCGAGTTCAAAGCCATGCTCGGGGATGGCGGCTCAAACAATGATGTGTTCTGCGGTATCGCACTCACGTCTCACGTGCTCCCGACCACGGAAGTGGTTGTGGAACAAGTGCAACTCACGGCTCTGACTGGCACAACGACCTACACGCCGTTGACGCCTACGACGGCCATGTTCGTCCAGATCGACGGTGGCGCTGTACTCACGTATAACGCTTCGCCGAGCAATGCTCAGTTCGCCATCACCGGCTCGACCATTACGGTCCATGCCGATAACACTGGCGCGCTGCTCAACGTCCGCTACAAGCGCACGCTTTCGGCGGCAGAAGCTGAACGTAAGTTTGGCGACGGCACCTATCTCGGCGCGGTGCAGCCCTCGCTCGTTACGGACAGCGTTACCGCGCTGCTCGGCGGTGAGTTCTACACTGACCAATTCGCTGCGGCAGACAACTGGGCTGGCTTCACGGGTGCTTCGACGCTCAAGGTCACGGCCAGCGGCCTGTTCACGATGGCATCCGGCGCAACCGGGGCGACGGTCAGAGGTCATCCGACGAAGGTTCCGACGGCTGAGAATCCCATGCTCGGCCTGAGAATCTGGGTGAGCTAATAGCTAGCTCTGTCAAACCTATAGCCGGTTAACCAAGGAATACATTCAATGAGACCGAACCCCTGGAAGAAGATGACAGTCGGCAAGGAACGCGCTAGCGACTATCGTAAAGATGGTGGCAAGGGCGAACACCTTGTTGGCAACAACGGCGAGATCAATGCGTCGAGCCGTCAGGAACTGATGAAGGAAATTGCCAACCTTGCAAAGCTAGTCGCGCAAGGCGAAGTGATGTCCAATCGCCAGCAACGTTATGCTGAAACCTCAGCGGAAGAAAAGCGCGAACTGCGGGAAACCGTAGAAGCTGCGTTTCACGACCGCAAGGGCGACGCATGGCTTGAGCTTGGCGCTCTGATCGGTGCCGAAATCAACGAATCTGGTGAACGCGATGGCTTCATGCGTCGTCTGATGCTGAAAGGCGAAGCGACCCAAGGTATGCCCCCGCGTATCAGAGTTCGTCGTAAGGACACCCGTGCGATTGCAGTTTCTTCGGACGGCGCCAGCCTCCAAAGCCAACTGCTGCGCGGCTACTACATGCACCCGCCGGAATTCTATGTCCGCGGTCGCATTTCGATCGGTGAGATCGAACTCAACCAAGGTCCGGGCGACCTGCTCGACGAGAAGTTCTTTGAACTTCAAGAGCAAGTGCTCGTCAAGGAAGACAAACTCTTCCTGGCCCTGGCGAATGATGTAGTCGGTGTCGAAAACGACCTGCTCTATATTTCGGGTGGTTTCACCCCGTCAGCTCTCACTGCCCTCAAAGGCGGCGTGACTGAATGGGGCCTCCCGGCAGCCACCATCCTGATGGCGACGGACGTGCAGAACAACATGCTCGGTTCGTCGGCGTTTGCGACGTGGTTTGACCCGATCTCGCAGCACGACATTGTTATGACCGGCGAGATTGGCCGCGTTGTTGGTTGTTCGGTTATCACCGACGCCTTCCGCGACCAAGCCTTGAAGGTTCTGACCCGTGGCGACATTTGGGTGTTTGGTAACCCGGAAAACCTCGGTGCTTACACCGATCGTGGTCCGATCCAAACCCAAGAGTTGAACACCACCATCACGGACGCGCGTCCGGGCCGTGGCTGGGATTTCCACGAAATCCTGTCGCTTACCCTGGGCAACGCGCGCGCTGTCGCAAAGGGTTCGTTGCAGTATTAATCCACTGTAGCCAATCATTTGTAAGAGGCAGCCGATGTTCAAACCGAACGGAAAAGACAAGAAGAAGATTCTGGAAGCGGCCTCGCTTCTTCTGGGTCACTTCGACGGCTGCGATGAAGACGTTGTTCTCCAAGGGCTGCTGCAGACTATCGCGGCAGCCCAAGGGGGCAACCCTTTAGTGGCCCTCCACAAGTACAATGCTGCTGGTGATTGCCTCGCTGCTGCGGTGTCCTTCAAACACCAAGGTAAGATGCAAGAAGCCAGAGCCCTTGCCCTCAAGTCGATCAGCCTCGATGGCATTGAAGAACTAGCCTCGCAGATCAACCAAAGCAACTCGAAGTCCTACCTTGAAATTGCTTCGGACGAATACCTCGCTGAACACAGTGAGGAAGTAGCCGACGGTGACGACGACTCGGATGACGAGGAAGAAGAGAGTGACTATAGCGACAAGCCGTCGTCACTCGCTCGCCATGCAAGGAAGCGTAGGCTGAGACAAGCAAAGGCTTAATAGTGTCCAAAATCGCTCAAGACACTCCGCTGAGTTCTATCTATGAGCAATCTCTTCGAGCGAGTACAGAGGTACTAGCGGGGCTTGCGCCGTCGAAAGACCGCAAGCCCCGTGCCGTATTCAGTTCCGCGAGAGGGGCAGCGAAGAAGGTGTTCGCTGAGTTCGGTGTCGAAGGACTACCAATCGTTGCTTGCTCAATCTCAGCTATCGACCCAAACATCGAAAGTTTCAATCGTAGATCATTGAAACGCAACGGCGTCGTGATTGGATCCGACGACGACTTTCTCTATTACCTTTCAGCCGTACCTGTTCGCACCATTCTTGTGGTCTCCTACCTGAGTAACAATGGCCCCGACGTGCTAGAGTTTTCTCAGCAGTGGATGTATCAAGACTACGAGTTACAATTTAAGCTCAAGACCCGCGACCATCCAGGGAAGATCGGCATTAAGGTTCAGCTTGAGCCCTCCATCGTTTTCCCAGAGCACAACGAGAACGATGAGACCCAACCCCCTTATCAACTTGAAACCGCTGCGACTATTTGGTCCTACGTCGGTAAGATCTATCGACGCCGCAAGATCAAGAACGTTCGCATCAACGAGAGCATCCTCTATCAAGGTACTGACGAGGAAATCGTGTTGACACCAGCGGACTCGTTCAACGTTGATCTATCTACAGGTGAGGTAACCGCCCTATGAGTCAGACCCTTTTGTTCGACTTGGACATTACTCGCCTAGTGTCTAAGCAGAGAGACTTCTTGAAGCCCAATAGAGCTTCCTTTTCCATCTCTGATTACAACGAAATTCGCGGTGTAATCCCTGTTGCCGTAGATGAAAACACACCCACAAGCTATAGCTTTACAGGGTCAGAATCACTAATTTACCTTGTGGTTGACAGGCCAATCTCCATAACTGCTCACATTGATGGGGAAGACTTTACGTTCGACGTGAACAAAGTTTTCTTCTATACGGGAGCGGTTGGAGCTGTCGAACTTATCAATGAAGACGTGGACAATCCTGTCAACTTTTTGGTCTTATACGCATAAGAGGAATCCGAATGACAATTCGCGTTGTCAAGAATTACAAAAGGAAGCCGGTGCGTGTTAAGAACAGCACTGGCAAAGTCCTTGAAGTAGCACCAAACGGTACGGCCCATTTGGACAGTAGCTTCCCTGACGAACTACCAGCGGGATTAGCTATTCTGGCGCTGCAAGGCGTGCCAACACCCGGCGTGAAAATTCCCGAACAGGAGTCGATCGTCGATGCACCAGTTTTTCTTAACTCTGAACAAGAGTTAGCCCCTGAACCTGTAGTCGAAGACACGAACGCTGATAATTCAGCCGGACAGGTTGAGATTAACGACGAAACACTTTCGGAAGAAGACAAAATTGCTGTTATCGATATGGTCGAAGAAACAATCGACGACGATCAAGACAGTGAATACATTGCCGACGAACCGAATGTGACTACCTCCGAAGACTTACTCAAGAAATAATGGAGAGACAGCGACATGGCGCAGTTCTATCAGGCTCCAGGTGTTTACTCGGAAGAGATCGACGCCTATCAAGTCATTGAAGGGCTATCGACCTCTATCGCTTCCTGTGTTTTCGCCAGTAGCAAAGGGCCGGTTAACGAACCTGTCTTTCTGTCGGGCCGGGAAGAGTTTATTCGCCTGTTTGGTGAGCCGCGTCCGGCCATCAGTAAGGCGCACGATTGCGTGATCGACTTCTTCGAGGATGGCAAGAACGGTTGGTTCCTTCGCGTGGACAACGGTTCAAAGTACGCCAACCTCAGCTTCCATAACTCACTGAACCACAATGAAGGTTTGGTGGGTCAATCCACGTCGGCTTATGACGCGGGTTATAGTGATGCGCAGATCACGTATGCCTACGATCCTGGCATCGGCTCCGATGATGGGTACGAAGGTGCGGGATACGACATTATCATGTTGGATTTCCCTGGCGTACTGGTTGCGTCTAACGTCACTACCCTGATCTACAACATCGGCGATGGCAATGCCAACGTCACTGTCACCACGACCTATGCTTCCAGTTCCGCTGCTTCGATTACGGCTTTCGCCGTCGCGTTGCAAGCGTCGCTGCGGACCAACCTTGGTAACAGCACGATTACGTGTACTGTTCTTGCGGGCTCAACTGCCAACAGATCACTGATCCGAGTGTGGTTGCCGGAAGGCGTTGAAAAGCCGACTGTCGTGTCCTTTGCGGTTACGCTTGGTGCAGGACAAATTGCTGTAGCTGCCTACGTTGAACCGCGTTTGTTCGACGTGTTCGCTATCTCACCGGGCGCTGACGGCAATACGGTTGGTGTTAGAATCACCAAGCCAAACATCGGCAGACCGAACCTGTGGCGCTTGACCTTCTCTACCAAGCTGATTACGGCCAACGTGGTTGATATCTCAGTTGATGGTGTAGATATTGATCCGGTGACCTATGCCACCAGTCACGCCAATACGATGGACCTGTTGCTGGCGGAACTACGTTCTACCCTGAACCCGATTGGTTTGGAAGCTAAGTTCACCGATCAACCGCTGGATCGTGATCTGCAAAGCGACGCTACCGAAGCTACCCTTGAAATCGACATCTTCGATACCGGCCACCTGGACGGGCACGAAATCGTCATTGACTCGGCTGCTGTGACGCTTGGTTCTACCCAGGCGACAATTACTTCGGCGGAAGTGGTTGAAGCGGAAGCCTGGACGGGTGAGTTCTCGCTCGAAGTTTACCTGTCGGATCGCCCGACCGTGATCGTTGAGAGCTGGGTTGTGACGCTGCACGAAGCAGTCAACGGCCTCGGCAAACAGACCAACATCATGCAAGTGGTCAACGAAGGTCCGAACAAGTCGCAATACATTCGTATCTACCAACCGGATTACACTCGTTATCGCAGCGAAGAAGATCCGGCGTACAACGTGCGCTTTGGTTCCACCTACTCGGGCAACTCGTACTCAACGCTTGTCGTCAGTTCTGCGGTGCAGTGGCTCAAGAACGGCTCGACCGTTACGGGTGTCACCAACTCGCAAGTTATCGCTGGTTGGAACTCGCTCTCGAACAAAGAGCGTTACCCGCTGCGTATGATGATTAACGGTGGCTACAGCGATCCTGAAATTCAATACTCGATGGACGCGTTGGCGAAACAACGACGCGACTGTATGGCTATCCTCGATATGCCGCCCGAGTATCAGGAAGTGCAAAAGGCGGTTGAGTACCGTGACCGAGTGCTGAATATCAACTCTTCGTTCTCGGCTATTTACACCCCCGACGTGAAGAACGTCTCGCAGTACAACAGCATCGGTCGCTACACTCCGCCTTCGGGCAAGATGGCATCGATCTACGCCCGCACGGACTACACGCGCGGTACGTGGTATGCACCTGCGGGTCTCAATCGCGGTATTCTGAACAACGTCTCTGGCTTGTATAAGGAATACGAGCAAGGTGACCTTGAAATCTTCACCCCGAAGGGCATCAACGCGATCATTCGTAAGAACGGTCGTGGCTACGTTGCTTGGGGTGACAGAACGCTGCAATCGAAGTTCTCACCGCTCAGCTACATCAACATTCGTCGCCTGCTGATCTTCATTCAAGAGTCAATCATCAGTGCGCTGGACTTCTCGGTGTTTGAACAAAACGCCGCGTTCGCTCAGTTCACAATCAAGCAGATGATTAACTCCTTCCTCATTCCCCTGCGGGAACAGGAAGCACTCAAGCTGTTCTTGGTGGTGTGCGATGGACGCAACAACAAGCAGTCGGATGAAGAGCAAGGGTTGCTGAACGTTGACCTGTACCTAGTTCCTGTGTACCCGGTTGAAAAGATTCGCCTTCGCACAATCATTACCCGCGAAGGGGATATCAGCTTCTTCGAGTCTGTCGGTTAAGGAGACATAGACAATGCCTCGTATTACACTTGACCAAATGGAGGCACTGCCGGATGTCATTACCGGCGAAGCCTACGAGCTACTGTTTGGTACAATCCCCGGCGGTATTCGATCAGAACCGCTTACGCTCAAGTGCTTGAACACGAACATCCCTGGCTTCGGCAACGAAACCTTTGAAGTTCCGATCCATGGGCACGTCCTCAAGTTCAGAGGTCGCAAAACCTACCCACGGATTCTGCAAGCAACCCTGATTGAAACGACGGACCTGAGTTCGTTCCGCGCCCTTCGCGCTTGGCACGAGTTCATCGTTGGTTCTAACTCAGGTGGTGGCCTGTTGAAGAAGCAGTATTCGGTCAACGCCGAACTGCGGACCTACGGCCCCGACAACCAGTTGGTTGACAGTGTGATCCTTCACTACTGCTTCCCGACTGAAATCTCGGACACGGTGCTGGACGGCCAGGGCTCACAAGCCATGCAAATTCAGACCATGTTCAGCTACGATTATTTCAGCTCCAATAACCACGTTATCCGTTAATGGCGATTTCCCTAGACGACGTTGAGGCACTAGACGATCCGGTTATGAACAATCGTTGGGAACTTCGGTTCACCAACATCCCCGGCATCCGTCTGTTTGACAAGCAGCTTACTCTTAAATGCAATAGCTGCACTGTCCCCTCACGTCGTCAAGGTGAGATCGTTGTTGAAGCGTTCGGCACAAGCGTCAAGTTCCCTGGGAGAAAGCAGTCTAACGAAGCACTGCAAACCACCTTCCTAGAGAACGGTGACATGTCCACGCTGCGCCTGTTGGAAGAGTGGAGCACTAGAGTAAGTGACCCGAAGTCCGGTAATTCATCTGGTAAGAAAACTGGTGGTTTCGGCTCGGGCACTTACGCGACGACTGCTCTACTCATTCCGATCGGTGTTGACAACAACGAATTGCGTCCATGGTTTCTCGGCAATGTGTGGCCCTCTTTTGTCGGTGGGTCAGGATTCGATAGCGCTGGCAGTGACGTGTTCATTGTCAACGCAGAGTTCACGTATGACTATTACTTACACGGCGAAGCCGAAGCTCTCGGCGGCGTCGTTTCCAATTTGATACCCCAAGCGTCGCAGCTCTTTTCAGGACTGTCCAACATTCAAAGTCAACTCAGTGGTGCGGCTGTGCGAACCCTTACGCAAGGTGTCTCACAAGCGTTCGGCCCAGTTGGTTCTTCAATTAGTTCGGCAGTTCGTACCATATCGAGCAATTCATTCCGCTTCCCCTAAGAGGGTTCCGTGGGTAATCTCAATCTAACCAGCATACTAGCTCTCGATCCACCGGCATTGAAATGGCGGTGGCGAGCAATGATGCCGCAGATTCCAGGCTCCTCATACCTGATCGCTGGCAACTATGCTCTAGTCGAAGCAATCACCTTTCCGCACACACGGATATCACCTGTCGGCAGATTTGTCGCCGGGACGCGCCGTTACTATCCAGATTTCAGCGACGTTGATCCAATCAGCGTTATGCTGTACGAGGATGAAAACTACAACGCCACTAAGTACATCTACGCTTGGCGCAATCTCATCAAGAATGGGGAAGACAATTACTTCCCAGCGAACAACTACAAGAAGGCAATCGAACTCAAACTGTACTCAGCCGAAGACGACAATACCGAACTACTTACCTTCAAAGCAAACGGGGTTTGGCCTTCCGATATCTCAGCGTTCGATTACTCCTACACTGAAGACAATCGGATGACTGTGCAAGTCATGTTCAGCATTGACACCGATAGGCTTGGCCTAGAAGTGGCAGGCCAGAAAGTCCCAGAAGGTTCTGGTGGTATCCAGGGCCTTATTCAACGCGGAATCGAAACGCTAGTCACTCGTGGAGTATCTGAGCTTCGTGATCGTGCCGCTGGTGCGATTAGAGATCGAGCCCAAGAGATAGTTACACGAGCATTTGGAATTTAAGGAGCTAGCCGATGGCTGGTATGTCTATCGAAGAAGAAGAGTCAATCATCAACTCGAATTACGAGAACGTGGACGAGCAAAACGGAACTACCTTTCGTGGTAAGAAAGCGCCGAAACGGCAGGCGCTGACTTCGACTCCTAATGAGCGGGAACAACAAAGCCGTATTCCTCAACCGCAACCACAGTTGGAGGAAGCCGATAATTCCCCATCCACATTGATCCCTAAGACGCCAGCAATGCGCGCTAGAGCCAGAATGGCGGCACCCCCACCCTCACAACGGGTGCTCAATCCAGAGCCCGAACAGGTGTATCAAGAGCCACCGCCAAGGGCTGAAACCCCGGTCCAAAAGGCTGTAATTCCCGAGCCGACTAGCCTTGATCGCACTACTGAAGAGGTGCCCGAGGAAGAGTTTACGGCTATCGATCTGCCAAGCAAGTTTACGCCGTATGATTGGAAGTCCCTCCACATTCGGCCGTTTGGCTTTGGCGAACTGATGAAGATCAGTGCCGTGCCGCAGACCAACAACATCACGCCGTTGGTGGAAGCGATCGGTAACTGCATCAATCGTCCAGTACGAGAGTTAACCACACGCGATTTCCAATATCTGATGCTTTGGCTGCGGATGAACAGCTACACCAAGTCGCCGTATGTCGTCGATTGGATGAGCATGTACGGCAACAAGCAAAAGACCTTTGTGCAGAAGACTGGCTACAAAGTCATCGAGCTTGGCATCACCCGTCAACGTTTGGAAGAATGGTGGGATAAGGGCTTTGATATTCCGCGCGTCGCTGACTATGAAGCACGGATCAATGCCCGCCTTGACGCTGATCCCGAACGTAAATGGGGTGTGCTTCGTGCTGAGTACCTGATTCCACTGGCGGTTCCTGATGGCCAAGGTGGTGAACGCGAAGAGACAGCCGAAGAACGCTACAACCGAGCCAGAGACAAAGGCAAGGTGTCAATGGCTGAAGACATTCGAGACTTCGCCAAAGAGATCGGTCACGGTGTCGATGAGTACATCTCAGTTCGGGATGAAGCCTTTGAACTTGACAAGGCCATCGCTCACCTAGAGTCTATCATCCCTGCGATGATGGGCATTGAGAACATCTCCGACGACACCATCGTCGAGTACAGCGATGAGCTTACTCGTTTGAAGAATGCAAAACAAGGCGGCGTTCCAGTTCAAGCTAAGGATGAAAAAGTCCCGCTTGATCTGAACGTCTTGCGATTTTTTCCCGAGCTATAAGCGGGAAGAACTACTGTCACGCAAATACCAGCTTGCGAAACGTCACGTCCATATCAACAACAAAACGCCATCATCAGAGTTCTTGTTCCTTTATTCCTTGTACGTCAAGGACATTAGAGATGAGAACGAAGAGGCTAGGCGCATAGCGGCCCGTAACAACAAGAGATAGCCTGTGCCATCACTACCTGAAGACTCACCGGCGCTTCGAGCCCAAAAGAAGCTGATGCTTCAAACTCGAAGACCGCAACTAACCCCAGATGTAAACCTGGGGTCGAAGACTATTCGCAGCTTGCGCGGCTTGCTCGCGGCGAGTGGCATGTCTGGTGGGTCCAAGGGTATCGATGGCCCAGGCGGAAACGTCGGCAGTGCAATGGGCGGCGCTGCGGGTCAATCTCGTGCGGCTACTGTTGCTCAGAAGAACGCCTTCACGCAAGGCAAGATGGCTAAGGACATCAATGACCTTGCCAGCGTTGCTAAGGAACAACTCGAACATCTCCGCACCAACTTTGAACGCGACCGCCGGTTCCACGAAGAGAACCAAAGCGCGTTTACAATGGTCAACAAGACGTTGAACCGCGGCTTCCGGGCTTTGACGACGGGCACTCGGTTCAATCCGAATAACCGTGGTGGCTCACAAGGTCTTGGTCTCGGCGACCTGATGATGGCTCGGATGATGGGCCTTGGTGGCGGCGGTACTAGAATGGCTGCTACTGCTGGCCGCATGGGTCTGTTGACTCGGCTCGGTCTGGGTGGTCTAGCAATTGGCGGCTTGGCGCTTGGGGCTCACCAAGTCGGTCAAAACCAGGGTGAGTCTTTCCTTGGCACACGTCAAGGTGAAGGCGGACTTATGTCTAGCCGTGCTTCGGGTTACGCTTCTAACATTGCGGGTGGTGCGGCTGCCGGTGCTCTAGCCGGTAGCTTCATCCCCGTGCTTGGCAACATCGGTGGCGCTATCATCGGTGGTCTGGGTGGCTTGATTACTTCGGTGATCGAAGACAAACAGCTAGACATCAAAAGCCTGATTGGCAACACTTGGCAGGGAACGGTCGACTTCTTCAAGAACATCGATTGGTCTAACGTCGGCTACGATACCGGCGTATTCATTCGGAACATGAGCATCGCCATTGGTGAGACTCTTGGCAACATGGCGACTGCTGTGGGTAATTGGGTCAAGAGCATCAATTGGTCAACGGTCATTCAAGATTCCATTCGTGGGATCGGCAGTGCTATTGCTAACACTTGGAACGCGGCTGGTGACTTTATCACTGGTGCGGCTGCTGGTGCGTCTGGTGGCAGTCGTCCTGAAGAGCGTCGTGCAAACGGTACGGTGTTGCAAGGTCAGACCATGCTCAACAGCGGTGGCACCAACATCCGTGCGGCCGAGGCTGGACCGGAAGCGTTGCTGCCGTTGGTTAGAGATCGTAACGGCAGGTTGGCAGTCACTATGGCTGGCATGAACGGTGGCATCCCTAACCCTAACGCAAACAGTTCACGAAGACGAGACCCGATCGAATTGGAAGCCGCCCAGATCAACCTGACTGGTAAGAAGATCGAAATCACGTCGCGTGAAACGAACATGCTCAACGAAGACGGAAATCCGTTGGCTGCGTTGGGTGTACCGCTGGCGATGAACACGGCACCTAGAGCTGACAATAGACGTAGAGGAGAAGCCCGCGCTCAAAATCCGATCGAGGCGGTTAGAGAGACAGCCGCCAATCTTCAATATGGGGCGGTCAATCAAAACCTCACACCAGAAGCACGTGCGTTGTTGGACACGATTGCCAGCCGTGAATCTCAGGGTCGCTACGATGTAATGTATGGCAACACTGAGTCTAACCCTCGTCTGATTACCGACTTCTCGCACCACCCAAATCAAGGTGCTGAGATTATGAGTGGGCCTAATAGGGGCTTGACGTCTACTGCGGCGGGTCGCTATCAGTTTATCAATGGCACTTGGACTGATATTGCAAATCGTCACAACCTACGTGACTTCTCACCTGAAAGCCAAGACATGGGTGCTTGGCTGCTGGCGCAAGAAGAGTATCGCCGTGACACTGGCCGTGATCTACAAAGAGACCTGACAGATCCTTCTAGAAGAGGAGCTATCACCGAGTCGCTACGAGATCAATGGACAAGTTTGCCGCGAGGTATTGAACAAGGTAGAGGAAACACCCAAACCGAATTCGATAGGACTTACGAGGCAAGTTTGGCTAGGCAACGCGGCGGAGCTTCTACTCCTACCACTACTCCAACTGCTACAGCTACCCCTACCCCAAATGCTAACAGCATGATCCAACCGGCTGCTTGGCGTGGGCTAGTGCAAGCAACGCCGCCGGATGTCCCGTCTGCGCCACCTGTTATTCGACGCCCAGATCCCACGCTACCTCCTGAGATGACTACTCAACGGCCAGCTCCTGCACCAGTTGCACGTCCGCCACAAACGTCGCCGAACCGGCCGATTGATGCGATACCATTTCTTACTCAGAGTGGCCTAGCCGTTCTGACTATGAGGAGCTTCATGTAATGGCTGAGATTCCAAACAGCGTTACTAAGAACGCAAACTATCAGGTGAACATCCGATGCACGCAACCTGAGTTAGACTTGACGGCCAACTTGCCTGAACAATTCTCAATGGCGACACAAGCCAATTGGGATTCACGCTTGCCTAGTTCGGTCGCCGACATTGCTCAGAACGTGGTGCAAGGTGCTACAGGTCAGATCCTTGGTGGGGTTACCAACTCCATCTTTGAGGGCACTAGACAGTTCACCAACTTCAACCGCATCGCTCAGAGTTTCTCGCACCAAGTCTGGCTTTCATCGGCACCGATTGAACTGTCATTGACTCTGTTGTTCGATGCGTTTGACAATTCGACTGAAGATGTAGGCGAGCCAATCGCCCGTTTGATGTCTTTGGTGCAGCCTTATCGCGGTGCGGGTGGTGTCGGTCACGAAGATGGTAGTGAACACGCTTTGCTCAGTGCTCCTGGGCCGAGCTTGTATCAACCAGATCGTGGTCGAGTTTCCATCCGTATCGGCAAGTTCCTGTACTTCCATTCGGTAGTGCTGCGTGGCGTGCAACCGACTTGGGACTCCAAGTTTGATACTGCTGGTGTTCCAATCGCGGCTGCATGTGACGTGACCTTTGCTACGATCAACATGCCGTCAAGAGAAGACGTGATGAAGTTCTTCACGATCAACGGCAGAGGTGATAACACTGAATACGGTGTCAAGTACAGTGAGAAAGATCTGCTGACTACCAGTATGTCGGTAGAACCACCAGAGTCAACCACGGAAGGAGGCGGCTAATGTCAACTAGCTCGAAGGAAGAGTTTCGGCTTAGCAATTGGGTTCCGTATGTTGAGTACGTGCCTGAAGACTACGAAGCCCCAGAACGCATTTTCATTCAGGACATCTTCAACCCTGACATGACTGAGATGGTCAACAAGCTGCGGCCGTTCCGTGGTGTCGATTGGCAAAGCACAATGCGGACCGATCTGTTGGCTTACACTCACTACAAGACAGTGACCGGCCATTGGCTGTTGAACTGGATGAATGGCTTTACTCACTTCCAAGAACTAGATGAGGGCAAGTTGGTCGTCATCCCAGCGCAACGTGAGTATATGTCGCAACGCAATAGATCCAACGTGAAACGCGGTGAGAAGGTCGTCATCTAATGGTTGATAAGTCCGAACGCGACGAAACCGCTTTATACGGTGGCGTCGAGGACCATTTCAGTGCATCGGTGAAAATCAACGGCAGAGACATGCCTGCCAATGCCTCTCTAGTGCCAGAGCTTTACATTTGCACCAATGCTATGTCTACCGTTCCGACTTTGGACCTGATGCTGCGTGACCCCTCGTCAGAGTTGATGGGAAGTTTCAGCTACGGCGATGCCATTCCAATCGAGGTTAAGCTAAGCCGGGCTGATGAAGACGGTGAAGTCATTCCGTTTCGTTTGATCGCCGCGCCTGACATTATGCCTGGAGGTGGTGGCGGAACTGTGCTCAACCTTGCTTGCGTCTATGACAGCATGAAGTGGTGGCGTGGTCTGGTTACGGGTGGGGCCAAAGCGGGCACTGCATCCGAGGCTATTAAAACGATTGCACAAGACTGTGAGTTGAAGATCGAAGCCGACACCACCAACGACAGCATGTCTTGGCTCGGTAATCGGATGACCAATGCTCGCTTTGCTCACTTTATCAGCGACAATTCGTGGTTCAACGAAGAGTCATGCATGATGCTTGGACTGGGTGAGGACGGGCTTCTACAGTTTGTCGATCTCACCCGTCGTCTCGATAAGACACCTGAGGTTTGTTTCTACTACCTACACCCACAAGAGGAAGGTAGTAAGAAGACTGCGTTCAACGTGGTTAGTCTGATGGTGCAAAGCCGATCGGGCATGAACAACGTCCGCAGTGGTTACGGCGCGGTCATGGTGCATGAGCAACTTGACGGAACCGCAACCGAGTATAGCAACGTCACCGCCACTCGTCAGAGCAACGTGCTCGATATGAACAAGGAAATAAAGGACCAGCTTGGCTCGGTTCTGCGTCGCACCTTGCCTTTCGACTGCGGAAACATGCATGAGAATTGGGGCAGAGCACGTTACCAGAACGAACGTTTGCGTGGTCTATATTCGACCGGCGTGGACATACAGGTAGAGACGGCTACGGGGCTCAAACTGTTTCAGTTAGTAGAGCTCAAGGTGGGTGAGACTCTGACCCAAGATCAGAACCTCAATCTCAGTGGCTACTATTTTGTAATGGCGAAAACACGATACCTACAAGGCGGTAGGTATGGGGAGAAGATCAAGTTGGTTAGCTCTGGCCGTGCTGTTGACCCGCTGGAGCAAATGGTATGAGTTTTCAACCGCTGCAAATTGGCGATCAGCCGCTCCGTGGTACGTTTATCATTGGCGTCGTCGTTGACAATAACGATCCGTTGAAAGACGAGCGCATTAGAGTTCGAGTGCGTGAGATCCATAGAGAGATTGAAAATGCCGATATCCCTTGGGCTGTACCTGTGGGCCGTGGTAGTCCACAAGGTAATAATGGAGCAATCGGTGGCGTTCATGTTCCTGCCTTGGGATCGAAGGTATGGATCTCGTTCGTAGAGGACAACCTTTACTTCCCGATCTACCTTGGTTCGGCTTCAACCAACGATGCTATCCCGGCTGAGTTGACTGATGAAGATTACCCTAACGTGTACGGACAGATTGACAATTACGGCAACCTGTTCTACGTCAATACTGCCACCGGCGAAATGCGAGTACACCACGCCGATGGAACCATCATCACTATTACCCCAGATGAAATGAAAGTCGTCGCGGCTGGCCCGCTGAAGATCATGGCGAACGATGAACTGCAGATCATTAGCTCATCGAAAGTCAATGTCTCGGCCCCTCGCATCGATCACAATACCGACTCACTAAGTCCTGATGCAGTTACGGCTCGGTCAAGACCAGCAGCCGCCACTATTCCCGATAAGGATTACTAATGAGGATCACCGACCTGAACCTCAACCACGAACCTGGGGGTGATCCGGTTTTGATTGCTGGTCACCAAGCGATCAAGATAAAGATTTACAACATCTTGATGACGCTGCCGGGAGAGTTGGTGAATGAGCCGACCTTTGGATCGAAAGTACAGTTGCGCGTGTTCGAGCCTTTGTCTCCAAAGACGGCGTATCGATTAGAGAGCGACGTGTTCGAGGCAATTGAAACTTGGATGAGCAACGAGATTACGCTTGACCGTGGCTTAACCAGCATCATTGCCGACGAGAACGATCAGAGCTATGCAGTCAACATTGCCTACTTCTTAAATCGCTCGAATAACCAGACCAACCTCAAGTTCAAGATAAGGCCGAACTGATGGCTTACGCTGATCGTATCTCGCCGCTTGTCGGCGAATATGTGTACAATCAACTGCTGGATAACCGAGCCCGACTTCCAACGGGCCTCGATATAGATCAAATTTCAGCCTGGGTACAAACTGCTATCGAGGATAATGCTCCCGATGCCGTGGCCCTGGGTGATCTGCTACCTGACTTTGAAGAGGTTTACGCCCGCTTCCAACAAGTGCTGCGTGAGTACGATAGTTGGGAAGACATTTCGATGGCGGGGACCGGCAACATGCTGGTCTCAGTCATGGCTGCGGCAGTCAACCTATTGCAAGTAGCTGTGATCCGATCGGCGCAGGAAACCCATCGTGACACCCAGAAATTGCCGAACTCGATCTATGCCCTGGCTCGCACCCTGGGCAATCGTATTCTTCGCCGCCGTCCTGCAGAAGTAGAAGTCACGCTAACCAACGATGACGACAGCGAGATTCAGTTCATTCCAGCCTACTCTCAGTTCACCATCGGCAACCAAAAGTTCTTCAACCGTGACGTGATCGTCTTCAACGAAGGCGTGACGGAATTGGAAGCGGTGATGCTGTATGAGGGCATCGTCAACACCGAAGCCTTCTCGTCTACTGGTGAGCAATATCAGCGCATCGAGATTGGTCGCCGCGATTTCACCACCAGTGACTCTGATATTGTGGTCACTGTCAACGGAGTAAACTACGATAGAAAAACCGACGGCATCTGGAAGTACGGCAAGGTAGAAGCCTTCTCAGACTTCACCACGCCACGCGGTATGTCGGAGTTGATTTTCGGTAACGGTATCAACGGCATTATCCCGCCGGTCAATGAGACTATCAGCGTTACCTGGGTGCGTACCGTTGGTGCAGAAGCAAATTCGGTACTAACCGACCTGTCTGTGTCGTGCAACGATAACTCTAACATCGGCGGCATCACCACTACGGCAATTGAGAATGGTGACAACCAGCGCGAAGCTGAACACTATCGTCTGGTTGGCCCGTATGGTTTTGCCTCAAGAGGTGTTGGTGTTGGTCACGATGATATGGAAGCGATCGCGCTTGAGTATCAGAGTGTTGGCGATTGCAAAGTCCGTGGTCAACGTCGGATCAATCCCAACGACAACTCCCTTATGTGCATGATCTTCATTACCATGCTGCCGATTGATGGCTCGGTGTGGAATGAAACACAGTGGGGCCGGTTCGAAGACTACATGCAAGAGAAGTCGGTGTTGAACTTCATCTTGAACCGGGAAGATCCGGTGCGAGTTGACATTCACCTAAACGCTGATATCTACTGCGTGCCAAACAGTAACCTGTTGTCAGTCAAGACCGAGTTGATCTCAAACCTGTTGGAATACTTCGCAATTCGCCGCGGGTCTTTGGGTAGGTCAGTGTATCGAAGCGACATTGACGGCATCCTCAAGGGCAAGGGTGAGATCGCCACCAAGATCACTCATTTCAAACTCAATAGCCCTGGCGTTGATCTGGCTATTCAACCGCTGCACTTTGCCATGTTGTCGGCAGAGAACATCACCTTGAACATGCATTACGGTGAGCGTGCGTTTGCCGGGAGCAAGATGAGCTAACATGAAACTGCTACGCAACAAGCCAGATATGACGAAGCTGCTGCCAACGAGGTTGGCTGAGCAGGACTTTATCTATGATTTTTGCGCCGCTAGCAATCAAATCATCGACATCTTCGTCGATACCGCGCGTACCGAACTGCAGATGTTGCGTCACGACTACCTGTTCTATCGTGGTGATCGTGTTGTCTTCGACCTTGACGGTGTAGAGACTGAGGGTGTTGTTTATCAGGTTAAGCGGAACCCCAACACCGAACACTCACTGTCTACCGACTACGCTTTGTACGATGCCGATGACAGTATCACCGTGTCTTACACCACCTACGATGAGAACGGAGAACCAGTCACCTCGTACACAGACGTCACACAGAAAGCCACGCACACTCGCGACATTCTGTCGAAGAACATTTCGATGCTTGGTTTCACCCTGTCTATTGACAGCTTACGTGAAGAAGACTTGCACCGTATCTTCACTACCTGGGGCGAGTTTACAAACTACAAGGGCAGCCCGTTCACCGTCAACTGGATGAACTGGATTCTAGGCATTGAGTTTCGGTCGGAAACTTTGTGGATGCGCAAGCGTGACGAGTTCCTTTCGATCTACATGCCGTTTATGGAACCATTCAAGCCACGCTCAGATGGACTTAATCAGGACCGGCCTAACCAATGGTTCCCGACGCCTTACGTTGAGATGCAGTACGATAGTTTGACCTACACCAAGCTGGACATTCCACGCCTGTATGATCTGTTCGACTTCATTATGCCAGCGCATTTGGTCCTCAAGCGTATCGCTGCATTTCCAGTCTTTTCACCGCTCGTAGACCTACGTTGCGGCACTACGTATCTTGAACGCAACCAACTTTGCACTAGAGCATCGCTTACATGATTATCACGCCTCACTTCCTCAACCTTGGTAAAGACGCAGTAGCGGCAGCGATTGCTACTACTGGTCCGCTGGTTGTCCCATTACGTTTTGAGACACGAGTATCGCTGCTTACGGACGCTGACATTGACCCTGATATGACAGGGCTTGTTGAAGCCGCGGACTACACAGGCACGACGATAACGGCCTATCCCTACGGACTGAACTACCTACGGCTTACGTTCCATATTAAAGACCAAGCCGCTGCCATGCGAATGGGTAGCGTATTGGCTTGGGTTGACGTTGGTGGAGACGAGGTTCCTCTTTTCCTCTTTCAATTCGACACTCGCCTGACCAAGTATGAGTTGGAAGCAAATGCACAACGCTATGCTGGTAACGAGTTCCAGTTCAAAGTTGTGCTAGATGGCACCAATCTTGTCACTGGTTTCGACGTTGACGCCTTCTTGGAAGACTTCACCTTACCCTACTACGATACTATCGATGATATACCGGATGCAAAAGTAGCGCCGTCGAATGTCGGCATACTGCAAACTCACCCACTGTTGCCGTCTAATAGACCGTCGGTTATTGTTCGTCCTCCTGGCGCTGAAGAATGGTATGGTATGCCATTCGCCATGAGTCGAGACGAGACAGAACCGTTCGTCATTGAGGGTGGCTACTTGGGAGATTCGTATGGGGAAGATGATGACATTTGGTGGTTATTCTAATGCCTAGCAACCCTGATCCACAGTCAATCTTGCTCAACACTGCGTCGCGTGCGCTAGGTGAAATGATGCGCTCGGGGGAGGCGGTGAAAGTCACCTACTTCCGCATCGGTTCGCAGTTTGGTTTCACGCCAAGAGTTGACATGGTTGACGTTAAGGACTTCGTGTACGAAGGCACCTTAGCGAACATGCGTATGGAACTGGACCCCGATGGGAAAACCAGTTACGCCATCATTACCCTGGATGAACTGATCGGCAACTTTGCTGTTGGCAATGTTTGTATCCTCGATCAGTACCGACGCCCGTTGGTGCTTATGTCTCTCCCAGCTGCGGGTGAGAAGTACCGTAGCACTGGCACGCAGACGGGAAACATCCTCAGCTACTATGTTCCGATCGTGTTCTCGCGCTCACCGGACACGTTGGCTATCACCATTACGGTGCCAGAGTACAACGAACTGCCGACGATCCCTGATGCTGCTGACTTGGGCACACCAGACACGACACAGAATTTCATCTACTTGGCGTCACAGTTTCAAGATAAGCTGATACCAGCTATTGTTGCGGCGCACATGGAAGAAAATGACTGGTACGCTTACCCATGGATGCAACGTCTTGACGACCCCAATTACGGGGTAATCGACGGCGGTGTTGTCGGAGACGGCTACGAAGCCTTTATTGGACGAGAGTTCGATGGTGGCTTCTTCACAACCACTAACCCATCACGAGAGTTTGACGGCGGTAGTTTCACCGACAGTCAAGACGGCGTTGAAATTAACGGCGGAGAATTTGTATAATGTCAGGGATGCCGTTTCGTATCGTATTGAGACAAGGCTCGCCGCCTATCCCTACCGGGGAAGAGCTGCGTACAGCCGAGTTGATCTGGGATGACATTGCCAAACGTCTAGGCGTAGGTCAGGGCACAGTCAATGCACTGTGGTTCCCTGCTCTCAACGTAACCACTGGCGGTATTGCACCAGGCAAAGACACGCCGCCAGATGATGGTGTTTCAGTTGACGCCAGCGAGGGTAGTGTTATCTTCAAAGAAGGCTCGCTGACCACTGGTGGTCTGTCGGGCTACAGTTCGGAAGAACATGGCACCGGTTTCTACTTCCCGAGTGGAAACTTCGCCTTAGTTGTTGGTGACGAGGTTAAAGTCCTTGCCACTGATAACGACGTGCAAGTCAAGGTAGAGTTGGTTGCGGAAGCAGGACTCAGTGTTACTGGGACTAGCACCTCTGACGACTTTGTGCTTCGTGCCGTTGACAAGGTGGTAGATGAAGACAACACGATCACGGCGGTGTTCATCTATGAGTGCCGTCGCGATTGGGATGCTGGCATCTGGCGGGATCGAGTTGGGCATACTTCGTGGTTCTCTGAAACCGAAGGTGCTACTCGCGGCTCACGCAATGAGTTTCCGTCTATTGCCGTCATCGTAGCCACACCGACAGAACTACGTATCTATGATGGTGACGACGTTACCCTACCGCTATGGATGACGTTTGAAGTCTCTGCATTGTACCACGTCACCGCAGCCGTTACTTGCTTGTACGCAAAGAACGGTTCGATCTACGTGGGCACAGACACAGGTGGTCTTTCGATCATCGACTTCATCCGTGATGAGACTTGGTTGTATCGCTCTGCTTATCGGGCTCGCTTTAGCCTGCCGATCAGTAAGCGCAACTCCGACAACATCATCCAGCAGGAGAGTGGTTCTTCCTCGCTTTCGATTGGTTCAAATTCGGTCCTGAAAGTGGTGGCCGAATACTTTATGAGTTCAGACATTGATCCTAGAACCGGGATGCCGTTGCCAACGTGTGACGTGCTTACCGAAGACGCAGGGATCAAACGTATTCTGCCGAACGATGCGGTGGTGACGGTTCGGTCTGGCTCGAACTTGTATGAAGATCTGGCGGTGTCTCCCGACGGGACTATCTACGCTACCAATATCACTGAGAACCGCGTCGATATGTGGCGGGCTAACGACTCTTTGATTGAGAGCGTGGTCAGCTACGTCTACTACAACGATTGGACGTATGCCTTACGGCTACCCGACTTCACTTACACCGAGAACGCAAAGATTGCTGCCGGTGTAGGCAAGTTCTTCGTTGGGGTTGATTACAGCTCTAGCAACGTGCAGCTTTGGACTATGCTTGACGACCTAGTGTTCCCTGGTTTGGGATTGCTGGCGATCACAGGTCCGGACTACATCAGTGGCTTCCTGCCGGGAGATTGCCGTCTGGCTGCCCTTTGCAACGGCTACACGGCTGATAGATCGGTAAGTGCTGCCAAGACCATTACTCATACGGGTACAGTGCTTGAGCAGATTTGGGGTGAGATCAACTACTACGAAGGTTGGTCCTCTTCAAACTACATCACGGTTGCAGCTAGCAGTAATCTCAACCTCGGCACCAGTGAGTTCTCTCTTCTGTTTCACTTTAGAGAGTCGGCGACGGCAGCGGAAGAGAACCTGTTCGAGTTCAATAGTACACCGACAGCGGCCTATGGTTACAGATGCTATATCGAAGCCACGACCAGTCTGCTGTGCTTTGAGTTTACCTCGAACGGCACAACCAAAACACTGAAGACCTTGGCTGCCGTAGACGATGACAACTTTGGCATTGTTGCTATTGTCTATCGTGAGAACGATCGATTTGAGCTCTGGCTCAACGGTACACTGCAAGATACAGAGACTGTGCCGAGTGGTTACCTGGGGGTTGAGAACACGTCGGCGCTGTTTAGAATTGGTTGCCGTATCAACACAACGTTGCCATTCACTAACGGGTCTTTGGCATTGCTGCGAGTTGCTCGTTCGGCCCTCTCGCCGTATCAAATAGAGCAGATCGTTGACTACGAACGTGACATCTTCCAGAACGCTGACTTGGCGTGGACGATTGGCACGGGCGCTACCGAAGTCCGTAACGTGGACTTTGACCTTGAGACTGATAACATCGCCCTTGCAACCGACGTGGGCATCATGCTCTTCAACGGTCTGCAACGAGTAGAGACTGTTGTGGTTGGTTCGTCTAACAACTTGCCAAGCAACAACATTCGAGACATCTCAACTCGCTATGGTAGTTATCTCGCTAGCACGCCAGCGGGTACGTGGATCTCATTCCCGTCGATCTTCTTGCGGGGTGAGGCCAACAAGAACCTCCGTGGTCGCAAGGCCGAAGGGTGGGGCTTCGGTGGCGCACGTGGACGTAACACGTTCAACGGTGCGTTCACAGCAGTTGTGGACCGAGCTAACCTGTGGAAGACGGTTGGTTCTATCCCAATACGTGACAACGAAACCAAGTTCTGCACGGTCAAGGTCTCGGTGTATGACTACGAGTTCATCAGGACGGGTTCAATCAATGTGATTGGCTACGTGTATAAGGACCTGAAGATCTCGAAGAACCGCAACGGTGTCATCACGGTTGAGGAAACAGGAACGTCGAGTACGCTTGCCGATAGCAACGTCATCGACATTCGCTGGATTATCGACAGTGAGCACTCGATGGTGCTGGTCCAAAGTAAATCGGCAGCTACTCCAGTTGAGCCAAATCCACCGTCACCGCCGCCGCCACCTACTCCGGTTGATCCACCTGATCCGGTTGATCCGCCAGTTGAAACTGACCCCACCTACGCCATCACCTTCTTCACCAACGATGATCTGACAGGAAGCAGCGTGACCTTCTATGGTGACGTGCGCGACTTGAGAGGATACTCGGCCAACGGGATTGCGGATTGGGACAACCGAGCCAAGTCGATGCGAGTTGTCGGTAGATGGCAAGTGTGGAAAGATCTGTATTGGGATACATCGTATGGTGAAATCCCTCATACTCGTGCGATCTTTACGGCTGGCGACTACAACGGTGCGGCCTTACAAGCCAACTTACTCTACAAAGAGATTACCTCTGCTCGTAAGCTGCCTGCCGGTGACGGCAATCCAGGACGTGATCCACCGGACCTTTGGGTTCCTACCTTTTGGTATAACCAATGGGATGGTGGTTATGCCACTTGGATGGGTGGCAGCATTGGTGGCGGGATTGAAACTGGAACCTGGGTTCTAGACATAAGCCCAGTCTTCACTGAGATCATCAAACGTGAACCCAACTCGAACTGAGAACAGTAATGAAAAATCCTGCTGCAAATACAAAGCCACTACTGTTCAAGTCACAACCGGAACTCTTCCGGCGTGATGACGTACTCGACATTTGTCTGTACGATACTACACGGGATTGTGACGGTGGTAGATGGCGAGAGAAGTTTCGTGTTGATGCTGGCCGACAAAACTGGCTGGAAACCCAGATCGAAAGAACTATGTTTCCGTCGTCAGTGGTCATCGCTACTACTTCGATTGAAACCGTTATCTACGATGCGACGGTGGCAGTTGAAGAAGACGAAGAACAACCTATCCACTCCGTTTGGGCCAATCTAAGTGGGCCTGTTCCAAACGGTGGCCGTACTCTGACTGCTGCGGCTAACGGTATGGTCTTTATCGTTGGTCGCAGTGGCGCACAAGTAGATGCACGCACGCTGTATGCATTTGACTTGCTCACTGGACACATATTCCGCTTCACGTCAGCGGGTATCAGCCTGATGCACGGTGGAAGAACACCGCAGCAGTGGGCTGAATGGGGTGAGTTCTGGCCGGACGCCACGATCAGCACAGACACTTTGCCTGATGCTGTTATCTTAGGCTTGAAAGTACAGCCGGTCTTCAACGGTGGTGACTCGGCCCGTGGGCTTGAACGCCCAACAGTGTTGCTCCGTTACGCCGATAGGGTAGTGACGATCAATCCTGACTTGACCATCGCCAGCTGGACTGACAGTGGCTTCGATACCGTTAACTCAGCCGATCTTGGCCGCGACGGTACGATGATTGTCTCTGCTGGTGTTGACGCTAGCACTCAAGTTGTCTACGTTGTCTCACCTGAGAACCGTTTACGTTACCTCGGATCAAGTGCCTTGATTACCGGGGCAGACTGGAACGACTCGGTGCTGCAGACGGCGGGTGCAACTACCAAGGTTGTGTCCACGGATATTGAGCACTGTGCTTTGATCCGAGGCACCGACGTTATCATGTTCGGTATCCTAGGTAATGGTTTCGTGCAGCAACGCATGGGATCAAACCGTAACTCACTCACCCTGTATGGCTCTGGCGGTGCAGCTATCCTAGCGGGTGATACGGCAGCCCCTGAAGATGATATTATCTGGGGTGCTGACTGGACCAAGGTTGGCTCACTTGGCTACCTTTCAGCAATGCCTGGTGCAGCTACTAGACTATGGAATGGCTGGAGTGCAAGCAACTACCTAGCCAAAACCGGCAACCCATCCGCCTTGCAACCGGCGTTGGGCAATTGGCTTATCTCCGGCCTCGTGCGTATGGACGACCTGTACACAGGTACGAGAGTGATTGTCGAATACGGCTATGCCCCGTCTGGTTACTCGGGTTCAGCTATTCGAGTGTCTATCATCAACAACGTCCTGACGTTGACAATCACTGACGACGCTTTCGCTACTACAGACGTGGTGGCTGACGTTGACGAATTGCCGTATGGTGTTCCGGTACACTTTGCCGCTATGCGCTACGGTTCAAGGATTCTGTTGTTCCGAGACGGCATCCTGATGGCCGATACAGCGGTCACCAACGCAGCGGCAAGTCTGAGTAACGGCAGCGGTGTTTGGAGAGTTGGCCTTTCAGTGGCTAGTACCTTGCCTGCCTCTGCTGTGTCAATTGGACACATTGGTATCTGTAAGCCGGACTATACATCGCTTGATGAAATGCGTCGTGGCTTTATCAGAGACACTGCGCTCGCCAACAAAAACGAGGAACCGTATTTCTATGCAGTCGGCAGCGAAGATGCGCAACCGATCGATTTACAATACGAACCTCTGATGGGTGAATGGTACGTGCTCACTGACTATGGCATCCAAACTACTGATGGAGCTGTAGTCACTGGCACAATGTACTCAGCTGACTTTGGCTTCAATCAAGACGAAGCTCCTACATCGCTTAAGCTCTGCAATGAAGGTTGCCGAGTTGCGGTGTTGGCAGACTATCGCCTGTGGTTATACGGTGGATTGACCTTCTTCGATAGAAGTCAATTCGATCAAATGTTTGCCAACGTCTACTCACCAGCACCAGCTAAGGAACACACCTACCGAACTAAGACTACCGACAACACAACCAAGCAACTCCTATTCATTCCAATTGAAAAGGGTTGCCGCAAGAAGTTCAAGGTGCTTGCAGAAGTTGGGCAACCTTGGGATGTTGCAGGCGGTGAAGCAGCCAGACTTCAAATCGAATACGTGGCGACACGCGGTTGGAGTGGCTCAGTAGTTCTTACCGAAAGTTCACAAACCACAATCTACGGAAGCGGACTCACAATCACTGCAACAGCGCACCAAAGAGGGGTGTATGTGGAGATTACCGGGAAGGCCGCAACGGTTTTGGATTGGCTAATTACCTTAGAGGCCAGTGTATGATCGAGAAGTGGAAACCTATTAAGGGCTACTCGGACTACCTAATTTCAAACCGAGGGCGAGTGAAGTCGCTTAAGTCCAATAAGATACTGTGCCTGCACTCTGATGACAGAGGTAAGGGATACCTACAAGTTGGTCTATGCAGGGACGGCAAAAAGACGACAAGAAAAATACATCACTTGGTAGCAGCAGCTTTTATTGGACCACGACCAAAAGGTACAATGGTACTCCATGGCGACGGCGATAGTCGTCACAACTACTACAGAAATCTAAGGTACGGTACTGCACAAAATAATTCCGATGATGCTAAGGAGCATGGGACCACTGCACGCGGCGAGAGACACGGACGAGCAAAACTTAAGCTCGACGAAGTTAATTGGATACGTGCCAACTGTGTTCCAAGAGATCGTGAGTTAGGCGGTAGAGCATTGGGCAGAAAATTTGGTGTTACCCATCGGGTAATCGACGAAATTGTCCACAATAGAACATGGGCCGAAGGGTAAACGAATGTCAGGTGATCTCTTTCAAATCAGACGGGGACCGGAAGCTCAAATCGCTTCGCTCCGTCAAGGCGAACCAGC